GAAGTTTCCGACGTACTCAAGACAGGTAGGGCTATCTGGCGGATCGACGGCTTCCTATGCCTCCGATGCGATAGCTGCTCCTGCTCGTGCCTTGCAGGGGCTCGGCAATGCCGTCTCCGGGCTTGGGGATGATCTGTACGCGCGTGAGCAGAAAATCCGCCAGACGCAGGACGATACGTGGTTCACCAAGGCGCGGGCGGAAACCGCGCTTGGAATGATCACGGCTGAGCAGGAAGCGCAGCGTTCGGCCACAGACGGGGCACAGGGCTACGTTGAAGGCATTCGCAGCCAGTTCCACCAGACCAAGGAGCAGCGGCTTGCGTCGGCCCCTTCCGAGCGCGCACGGGCCATGTACGATGAATGGGCGACGAATTACGACGTTACCCTGACGCAAAGGTCCGCCGGGTTTCAGGCAAAGAGCGAGATTGCCAAGCGGTCAACTGATTTCGCGGAAGCAATGAACGCGCATGCTCAGACGATCTTCGCCGATCCGACACAGTATGATGCTGTTGTCCGCCGTGCAATGGACGATTTCGAAGGCGCCAAACAGTGGATGACGCCTGAGCAGGAAGCGGACGCCAAGGCGGCAATCACCACGAACCTGCAACTGGCCCGCGCGAAGAACCTGGCGGAATTCTCGCCCGAACAGTTCATGGCGGAAGTCGCAGCTCCTACCGGCAACATCTATGCCGCGATGGAGACGGTGGAGAGCACGAACGACCCGAACGCGGAATCTCCCAAGGGTGCGTCCGGCATCATGCAGGTGATGCCCGCAACGGCGCGCGAGATCGCGACGGAACTCAATGATCCGAACTTCCCGGCTGGCGGTAGTGACGAAGAAGTCAAGGCGTACCTGAAGGACGAAGCGACCGGGCGTCGTTATGGACGGCACTACATGGACAAGATGCTTGTCCGGTATGACGGGGACGCGGAAGCCGCACTCGTTGCGTACAATGGTGGGCCTTCCCGAGCGGACGAATGGATTGCGTCCGGGCGTGACGATAGCGTTCTTCCAAAGGAAACCCGAGAATACAAGAAGAAGGTCCTCGACAAGTCGGGCGATACGGTTCCACAGGTCCAGTTCATCGATGCGACACCCGGCAAGATCAGGGACAAGCCGGTCCAGCAGTGGGTGTATGACGGTCTCGCCCGTGCTGCATCGGCTACGGATTCGCGGATTGCGATCAAGGTTGTCTCAGGCGGGCAGGATGCCAAGGGCTCGGGCGGAAAGCGCACAGGATCGGCGCGTCACGACCACGGGAATGCGGCTGACATCGTGCTTGTCGTGGACGGGAAGGAAGTCAAGCCCAGCGAGAACAAGGAACTATATCGCCAGTTCTTCCGCAACGCCGCCGCCATGGGTTTCACTGGCATGGGGCATTACGAGTGGGGCGTTCATATCGGCGGCGGCGCACAGGCGATATGGGGACCGGACAAGTCGAGCCGTACCGTCGATCCCGATTTTGCAGCGGCGGCGGCGGAAGGTTGGGGCAATCCCGCCAAGCGCGGTCCTGCCAAGGCCATGAAGTTTGCCGGTAATCCGGCATATGCGGGTCTGAGCATCGATCAAATCCGCTCCCTCATGAACACCGCGCAATCGTCACTGAACGAGCGCAGTGCACAGGATCGGGCGGCAATCGATATTGCAATGACGAATGCGCCTGTAGCCATCCGCAATACCGGCTCATATGACGGAATGCTTCCGACCGGACAGCAGTTCGTCGCAGCCTATGGGGCAAACGAAGGAGCCGAACGGTACAAGGCGTTTCAGGCTGAGATAGACGTAAGCCGTTCCGCTTTCGATATGCGGACGATGCCGACTGACGAAATCACGGCGTTGGTGGAAGACGCCATGCCGCGTTCATCGGGCAACAATGCAGCAGTCGAGACGGCAAGGTACGATGCGCTATCCAAGGCCGCGCAGGAAACGATCAAGACCAGAGAGGCCGATCCAGCCGCCTATGTTCGCAATACCTATCCCCACGTCGAGCAGGCATGGCAGGATGCGAGTATGGAGAACGGCGGGTTCCAAGAAGCGTTTGCGGCAACCGCCACAGCACAACAGCAGCTCGGCATCCGCAATATGCAGTTGCTGCCCAAGGACGTTGCCGAGAATGCGGTAGGCCAGTTCAAGGACGTTGACCTTCCCGAGAAGGAGCGCCTTGCCACGGTTGCCGGGCTCGTCATGGCGACGGGCGATCCGGATCAGCAAAGGGCGATCTTTGAACAGTTGGTGGATGCCGGCCTTCCGGACATGACGGAAGGTGCGATTTCCGCCTTGACCCGTGGCGACAATGGGGCGGCGCAACGCCTGTTCCAGGCTGCGATGATCGATCCCGACAAGCTTCCGGGCAAACTGCCGGGGGACGTGACGAAGCCGATGCTCAGCGCCTCTATTCAGGCATCATTGATGGATGAAGGGCAGATCGGGGATATCTACTACGGCATCACGGACGGCACGGCAGAGAACTACGTCCGGGCCGAGCGCGATAGCAAGCTCATGATGAACTCGGTCATTCTTCGCATGATGAGCGGAGAGACCGAAGAAGCGGCGATTTCGGGGGTGGCAAAAGACCTCTATGGCGATGTCAAGCCAGTCAATGAGGATCAGGCCCGCATTCTCATTCCGATGGACCAGGATGAAGATGAGGTTCTGACCGGGCTGGATCGATTGATGCCACAGGTCCAGTCGGCACTTGAGAGGATCATGGTCGTTCCGGAGGATGCGCCGGCTGCCGATGGCACGCGCGCAATCATGGATTCGGTGACTGCCAACTACACCCGCAACGTCCTGTCGGAAGGCTACTTCCGCAATTCGGGAGACGGGTTCGTGTTCTTCGATCCCTACACCGGGGCGGCGGTTGCCGATGAGAACGGAAACCCGATCATCTTCACCATGGATGATGTCTTGACTGTCCAGCCTGATCCGAACCGTCGCGACAGGGATGCGCGCGCACCGGAAGCGCCATTGACCGATGATGCGTTCGATGCGTTCCAGCGAAGGATGCAGGGACAGTGAGCATTTACGGCTTTCGCCCCGGCCCGTCGTTTCGCGGTGCATCTCGTGCGGAGATGTTCGACTCGGCTCTCAACCAGCCGATGAACATGGGCGCGACGTTCTGGGATCAGGCCAAGGGCGGGACACTGGAAAGCTTTGGTCTCGGCACGGCTATTCGTGGGGCGGACATTCCGGCCGGCGATACGTCGCAACTCGATACCGGGGAGCAGGTAAAGCGCACGTTCGAAACGGTCCTTCCCGGAGGAATTGCCGGGGCAATCGGTTCGACCATTCGCCGCCTGACGGATGAACCTTCCAAGTCGCTCGATGAGAACGCATGGAAGGCATCGGCCTACTATCGCAAGGATGTCCCGTGGGATGCTGCGATGACGGAAGATCGCGCCGCTGCCCTTGCCGCATATCACGATGCTAAGAAGGTTCGTGAGTACTACGCGCAAAAGCGCCCGTTCACGTCTTTCGTTGGCAATCTGGCGGGGCAGGCGGTCGATCCGATCAACTACATTCCGGTTGCTGGCCCGGTTGTCGAGGCCGCTGCGGTCGCAAGAGCAGGGCGGGTACTCGGCAGGACGCTGACTGGTGCTGGCGATGCTGCGGCGAACACCGCCATTGCAGGATTGGCGACACGGGAACAGCGCGGTCGATACGGGGATGACGTATCATGGCAGGCTACGATATCCGAGATCGCCACGGCTGCATTGATCGGCTCCGCGTTCGGTACGATTTCCGGGGCCATAGGAGCACGCAGGGACGCGAGGATCGAAGCGCAGGCATCCGAACGTCTCTCGACGCTGCGCACCACTCAGGAAGCCCGCATAGCCTTGAACGAGGCCATTGACGGGGTTGTGAGGGGTGAGGATGTCAGCCTGTCGCCAAATGGGATGGCGGGCGTCGAGCGGGTCATAAACGAAACGCGGGCGGAACAACTCGCGCGGTTGGCGCGCACGGATGCTCCTGTTGACGCTGCCCCGCTTCGTCCGGTCAATCTCATGCAGTTTCTTGCCGGTGAGGGCGGCATTGTCGATGAAGCGGGCGCGCTGCGGTCCATGGGGCTTTCGCGCAAGTTCATTCCTGGCAGTGGTGCTCTTGTTCGTCGCAATGGCTTGAGCATCGAGTACGCGCGGGAGGCTGCTGCTGAAGCCGGTTATTTCGACCATATCTACGGCCCTGATGAAGCGGTGGCGAAGTCAACGCCGGATGATCTTCTGAGGCTTCTCAGCGACGAAGCGGCGGGACGGGCAACCTATTCCCCGCGCCTTGATGGCGGTCGCATGTTCGACCAGGCGGAATTCGATGCGCAGCTGAGAAACAGCGAAGAGTACAAGCGTGTTCTCGATGAGGTTGATACCGCGCTTGACGAATTGAAGATCGACCACAGGGTTGATGACGACACGATCCGCCGTGCGGCCGGGTACATGGCGGATGGCGATGATCGGGTGACGGCGCTTGAACGCGCGATCGAAGAGGACTATCGTCAATTCTACGACGCTATGTCCGAGCGCGACGGAGGGTTCGCCAATGACGCCGCAGACATCCCTTTCTTCGAAGACGCCGGAACGCCTGCGACAGGAGGCCGACTTTTTGAACCGCAAGGCCGAAGGCGCGGACAAGGAAGACGCGGAGCAAATGCGGCGGATCGCAGGCAATATGCTCGTGCTGGCGAAGATCAAAGAGCGGCAATCGACACAAGCGTAGGGCGCCCCGAACCTATTCCCGAAGGGCGCGCTGAAGCCGAGCGTTCCATCGCCAAGACGGAAGACTACAAAGCCCTATCCAGTCAGTACCGTGTCGATCCTGAAACGGGCGACTTCCTTGAAAGCGCGGAGATCGACCAGTTGAAAGCCGAAGGTCGGCTGACGCAGGACGATATCGACGCACTCGACCAGGCTCAATCCAACCTTGAGAACGGCGCTGCGTATGGCGAGGCTTTGCGCGCTGCGGTAAACTGTATCATCTGATGGCAAAGTACAAACCCAGCCCTGATTGCTACGATGCCGCAAATGTCGCGTCCGGCCAAAAGCTCACCCGCGAGGAGATCGACGCCGCATTCCAGCGCGTGTCCGACTATAAGCAGAAGCTACAGGCGGAAGGCAATATCGACGGCATGGCCGACAAACTCCGTTCGTTTGCGGAGAGGGAAGCCGAGCGGACCAAGATCGCCGCTGCCATGTCAAAGCGCCATGCGGCCTTGAACATCCTCGTGCGGGATCGACTGGACGCGGCGGTCAACGGCTATGTGAAGGCTGGCCTATCTCCGAAGAAGGCGGTTCTCGCCGTCCTAGAGGGCACGCAGAAAGGCATCGAGGGCGGGCGCAATTCGGTTGCCGCGACGAACCTTGCCTATGAAGCACGGTACATCGGCGGTCTGTTCGCAGAAGTCCAGAAGAACAAGCCTCACCTCGTCATGGCGATGCGAGATCAGAAGTTCGACGCCGACGTGATGCGCGAGATGACGGAACTGCGGGAGGGCGGCAATCCAGGTTCCACGGGAAACAAGGATGCGCAGTACATCGCCAAGGTCTTCTCCACCTATGCCGAACTGGCAAGGACGGACCTGAACAAGCTCGGCGCATCGATCGGCAAACTCGACGGCTGGGCAGGGCATCAATCGCATGACGATGTGAAGCTGATCGCTGCGGGCAAGGAAGCATGGACGGCATCGATCCTTCCCAAGATCGACACGGCACGGACGTTCCCGGATGCTGCCAGTGGCGATGAAATCGTGGAAATCCTCGGGGATATCTACGACACCATCATCACCGGCTTTCCAAACAAGGCCACGCCTGCGGAGAAGGGCCAGCGCGTCAACCCGGCGAACATGGCGAAGCGGCTGGGCAAGTCCCGTGTTCTGCATTTCAAGGATGCGGAATCTGCACTTGCCTATCGCAATGAATTCGGGACGGGCAACACCGTCTCGGGCATGATCTCGCATCTGCGCAATTCGGCTCGGGTGGCGGCCAACATGGAAGTGCTTGGTCCTAACCCTGAAGTGATGCTCAAGTCCATCATCGATGGTCAGAAGCGCAGGATCAAGGAAGACCCGAAACTCACACCGAAACAGAAGAACAAACAGACGAACGCGCTTGACGCGGAAGGACTGCAACATGCGCTCGGGATTGCGACGGGTCTGAACTCGCGCCCGGTCAACGTCACGGCGGCTCGCATCGGGTCTGACATCCGCGCCGTCCAGTCCATGGCGAAGCTCGGCGGGGCTCTGTTGTCGTCGGTGTCGGACAACGTGACGGCGGGGCTTGCATCGCAGTTTCGCGGGTCGGGATTCTTCAAAGGCTTCACAAACCAGATCGCCGGCATCATGGGCGGGAGGCCGAAAGGCGAGCGGGCGGAAATCTCGTTCCTGCTCGGTGAGGGGTTCGATGGGATTATTGGCCATATCGTCTCCCCTGCCGCTGCCGTGGACGGCCCCGTTGGCAGGCTCAGCAAGCTCCAGGAGACGTTCTTTCGCTTCAATGGCCTGTCGTGGTGGACAGACATTCAACGCGCGTCAGCGGGCCGTATGATCGCCGCAGAGATGGGCATGAGGTCCAAGGCATCCTATTCCGCGCTCCCGGCCAACTATCGGCATGTCCTTGGTCTTCACGGCATCACGGAAGCGAAGTGGAATGTGATCCGCAAGGCCGGCCCTCGGGAGATCGATGGCAAGGCATACGTCACCCCGGATCGCATTCGTGATTTGTCGGACGCCGATATTGAGCCTTTGGTCAAGGATCGTCTCGACGCGGCCCGAAAGGCGCTGAAAGTCGATAAGGCGAAGTCACCGGAAACCAAGGCCAAGCGGGAAGCACAGTTTGAGGAACGCCGTGCATCCATCATCGAAGACGGCCGGCGCGACATGGAACTGTCGTTGCTCCGCTTCTTCGCCGACGAGACGAGTTACGGCATAGTGGAGGTGGACAATCGCTCCCGCCGCACGATGACGCTAGGCCAAAGACCGGGCACATTTGCTGGCGAGGCCATGCGGTTCATCGCACAGTTCAAGGGGTTCCCAACCGCCTTCGCGCAAAGGATTGGCGGGCGGGCGTTGTTTGGTCAACGAGCGGGCATGGGTAGCGCGGAGCGCGCGGCAGTCTATGGCTCGCATATTGGTGCTTTGCTGGCCGGAATGACGATGGCTGGCTATGTGTCCATGACGATGAAAGACTTGACACGGGGCTATTGGCCTCCACGCGATCCGACCAATCCGGAGACGTGGATCGCGGCGTTCACTCAAGGCGGGGCCATGGGCATCTATGGCGACTTCCTGTTCTCCCGCGTCAATCGGTTCGGCGGTGGGATCGCCGAAACGGCAATGGGGCCTGGCATCGGGTCCGTGTTCGACTTCATCGATCTCGTGGCAAAGGCGCGGGATGCGGCAATCAGCCCGGAGGAAGAAGTCAGAGCTGCCGACTGGTTGAACTACGCACTTCAGAACACGCCGTTCATCAACCTGTTCTACACGCGCCCGGCTCTGGATTACCTGTTCCTGAATTCCATGCGTGAAGCGGCAAGCCCCGGCTATCTGCGCAAGACGGAACGTCGCCGGAAGACACAGTACGGTCAGGAGAGTTTCATTCCCCGTGCCTTAAACTGAAGACGAGAAACCAGTAGCCGGCGATCCAAAGCAGTCCCCATGTGAGCGGATCGACATTCGTTCCTAAACCGGATGCTCCGACAAGTGCCCACGCGCACGTCACCAGGAAGAAGCGCGTCAACGGAAAGCGTACCGTGCGGCAGGCCCGATAGCGGCCCCGGCAATCGCCCACCAGATAGCCCCGTAACGTACCGGGCGTTCGATCCAGAAGGAAAAGGATATCCCGTCATACGCGGAAGCGTGGGCGAAGTATCCGATGATGACTGAGGCAACTGCCCCGACGATGGCGGCGGCGATGTACGGCGTGGCGTTGGTCATGGCCGGCAAGTGAACTCCCGTTCAAACCGAAATGCAACTGCCCCGTCACAGGGGCCTATGTAGGGCAATCGCATGACGATTTCCAGCACGACAACCCGCGCGCAATATTCCGGCAACGGGGCCACGACGGCCTTTGCCGTGCCGTTCGAATTCCTGACGGCGGCTGGCGTCAAAGTGGTCTACACCGACGCGGACGGGGTTGATGCGACGTGGGTAATCGATACCCACTACACGCTCACTGACAACGCTGCCGCCGCTACCGGAACAGTCAACGTCAAGACGACGCCGACAAACTACACCCCGGCCAGCGGAACGAAGATCACCATCCTGCGCAATGAACCTTTGACGCAGCCACAGTCTTATACGGTCAACGATCCGTTCCCGGCCAAGAGCCACGAAAAGGCGCTCGACCGGCTGGCGATGAAAATCCAGATGCTGGAGGAGCGGCTTGATCGCAGCCCGGCACTGAAAGAAACCAGTACCTATTCCGGCCTGACGTTTCCAGAACCTGGGGCATCGAAACTGCTCGGTTGGAACTCTGATGCGAATGCGCTGGAAAACAAGACGGCGACCGATCTCGACACTGCGGTTTTCCCGGCGACGGCAAACAGGTACTTCCGCAATAATAGCGCCGGTATCCCGATTGTTCTTTCCGCCGCTGCGACTGCCAATCTTGACGCCATCTCCGGGCTGACGAGTGCTGCAAACAAGATACCGTACTTCACGGGATCGGGCACGGCTGACCTGCTCACGATCGGCACTGCATCCGGGAATGTGAAGACATTGAATGCGGCCGAAGCATTCACGGTCTCCTCGTCCGCTGTACCTTCAGCCACTATCCCCAATGCTTTCGGCGGCGGGGCAGGTGGAGCATTTGGTGGCAATGCTGTCCACTACTCCACAACCGGCGCCCACCTCAACACGTCGCGTTGGGCACAGTCTATCTCGCACGAGGCAGAGGGATCGACCGGGCCAAGCAACGCAAGCCATCTTGACGGCGGATTGTGGCTGCAAGCGTACAAGAAGAACTGGCTGACATCGACTATCGACGGGCCGATTACCACCATGTTCCACATCACGTCCCAAGGACGGTGGGGTACTGGCGGCGGCACTTCATACAGCACAAGAAAGGTGTTTGTGTCGAATGCTGATGCTGGTGTGACAGGGGCCGGCAACAACCTGACCCTCGAAGTCCAGAACCTGATGTACGATGCAAACGCCAAGACGTTCACCATCACAGGTGGGACGGCAAGCGCAGGCGTCAACAAGATATCACAAGTCACGGTGGGCGCCACTAACCTCCTCTCCTCGGCGGTGGACTGGACGACTTCCCACTCTGCGACGGCGACTGCGGTGGCATCGGCGATCAATGGGGGAACAGGATCACACGGATTTACGGCTGCCGCTTCTGGCGCGGTTGTGACCGTCACAGGTACAAACGATCTCAACAGTTCGACTTTGTCAGTGACTGTCGCCGGTGACGTAACAGCGACTGCTTCTCAGAACCCGCCCATTTTTAAGCACGCGCATGACTATGTCGGCTGGGATATGGTTGACATACCTCAGTCGATGTTCCCTCGCCAGCATGTGGCTTTCGCTACCACTGCATGGGTGGGGGATGTTGGCTGCGCCTTTCTGGGGGCAAGTCAGGCCAATCTCACGGGATCGCCGGGGATCAAGTTCCTTCTCTCGCATTTTACACAGTGGGGGGACTCTTACATGGACTTCCACATTACGGCGGCGAAGCATGCGGATGGAACAGGCCTGGTCCGTTCCGGAGCGGGGTTAGTCGGCAAGCCGGCATGGTCTTACCACGCCGACAATGACACCGGATGGTACTGGGTTTCGTCCGGTATATGGGCCTTTTCGAGCAATGGCACGCGACGCGCAGCCATTGGCGCTGGCCTTATGGTTGGCACCACGACTGATATGGGGGCGGGGCGCGTCAACGTGCTGACCGGAGGCGGGTATTACGTCAATGCACTTCAGGTGGTTTCGGATCGGAAGACCGGATGGGCAGTGGACACAGGCACCGCCAAGCGCACCGCTAATGCTACATATTCTGGCACCGCTGAGGCAAGCTATACGCAAGCGACCATTCAGGCCCTTATGGACGCAGTGCGTGACTGCACACAGACAGTCAAGGCACTGAAGGACGATTTGCATTCCACCGCCGGCCACGGTCTCATTACCACGTAAGGAGAGCACATGGAAAAGCAGTACATCATCCCCGAGGAACTTCTGAAGGCCATCATCGGCTACATGGCTGGACGGCCATACTCCGAAGTCGCTCCCGGCATTGCAGCGCTTCAGCAGCTTCAGGAACACGTTCCGCTCAAGACCGAACCGAAGCCGGAAGAGCCCCCCGCTTCCTAAGCCAATCCAAACAATCGAACGTCAAAGCCGGCCGCTTTCGAGCGGCCTTTTTCATGAGGTATCATCATGGGCGCTATAGCTCCGGTCACGTTGTTGACCAGCGCATCCGAAACCGGACCTTGGGTTCGGGTTGTCAGCGGCAAGCGAATGCCGGTCGTTTCGGGTGACCCGAGCGGCGCGACAGTGGGGCTGGAATTGTCCCTCGACGGCGAAAATGCGGTAGATACGATTGACGATGTGACGTTCACAGCGCCGGGTATCCTGCCGTCTTTTGAGATTGGTTCCTGTTATCTTCGCGGGACTATAACCGGCGGCTCGTCTCCTTCTGTCAGCTTTGTTCTTCTGGGGGTTGAGTGATGACCAGTCACGTTTACCCTCTATCAAACATACTTGGCACGCCGCCAAAGTTCCGCGCAACTCTAGCCGCTGTCGTCTCGGATGGCAGCCTTCGTCTAGGCCAGTACGTCCAGACCTACGGCTACTATGCCTATGGGGATGGCGGGGCGAATACCGGCGTTGTCGTGGCAGGTGGTGCGGGCACGGATGATGGCGGCTCGTTCACCGATTTGGACAATGGACTCCAGGTCCAGTGGCTGTTCCCCGGTGGCGTGTGCAACGTCAAGCAGTGGGGCGGCGTGGGCGACGGCGACGTTGCGAATATGGCCGTGGATACGAAGGCAGTCCAGAAGTGTTTCGACTATGCAGCGGCCAACAAAATTCCCGTAGTTGAAAGCCTTGATAATATCTACATCATCGACGGCTACAAAGGAAACCGCACATCATGGTCTTCCGGCGAGTGGGCGCATGGCGGCATTATTGCCCGTGATGGGCTAGTCGCCAGTGGCTTTCACCTAAAGAACGGCGCTGACAACTGGCGTTGCGTGCTTCGTCTCCGAAGCGGAACCGTCGATGTAAAATGCTTCATAGTAGACGGCGACGTTGATAATTATGATCCGATCCCAGAGGGGACGACCAATGCAAGTTCAGGCTCCGTCCGCGGAGAGGGTATTATTTGTGAAGGTGGCGGCACTTTAAGCAACCTGAGCATCATATACCCTCGCGTAAAAAATACAGGCCATTACGGCATTGGCCTCCAAGACGTATCGATTGATAATGCATTCATTCAGCGGCCTGTTTTCTCGAATATCGGCGGTGACTGCATAGACGGCAAATCTTTCACATCCGGTGCGGCTTACAAACGCAACATCATAATCCGCGATGTAATTGCGCTCGACGGCTGCGGCCACAACTACGTTGGCAAGTACGACGCCGGTCAAGGGTCGGAAAACCAAGCCGTCATCGATATGTGCCAGGGCATGATTGTGGATGGCGTCACGATCTACAATCTCGACTCCTACGATGCTCAGATCGGCAATGCGGGGGTTCGTTTCCGTGCCAAATCGACCTCATTGGGTCGTAACGGTTCGGAAGGGTCTCAGGCACACAACATCCGTGTCTACTCCAGCAAAGACCCAGCCGAAGGGACGAATTCGGTCAAGCGTATTCAGGGCGTTGTCGTCAACGACAAGGGGTGCACCGCATCAAATATCTACGTCTATGGGTGCTTCCACGGTTTCCGTGCATATGATACCGCCGACGGCGTCCCAACCTCGGGCAACTTCAGCAACATTACAGCCGTTGCCTGCACTGGCGCTGGAGATGATGCGGTTGGCATCGGAACTACGGCCAATACACGCGATCTCAAGCTCTCCAACCTAACGGCAGACGGCTGCGAGGTTGGTATCAGCGTTTACGGGCAACGAAATTCTTTCCAAGGCTGCACCGTCAAGAACAGCCTTGTCTATGGGTTCGACCTCTCTCTTGGCCGCGTGGTCCTCAACAGTGTCACGGATATCTCTCTGGACAGCAACGCACAGGACTACAGCGAAACCAGCATCCTCAACGTCCTCAAGGCGCGTAGCTTCATCCGAGACAATCTCGCGATCAGCAAAGCCCGAAATGCCTACATCGATATCATCGCGACCGCTGACGACGCTTCATGGACAGGCTCCGATGTCTTCGCGGGTGGTATGCGGGTATCAGCGGCGGATACGTCCGGCACTCCAGGTGAAGTCGGCGGCATCAAGCTCCGGGCCTCCGGGTCTTCCGGGTCTTCCTTCATGTGGGATGTCATTGTCAATGCCGCGACGCCTATTCGTTTCAGGCCAGAACGAACCGACATTCTTCTCCCGGCGGCATTCAAGGCAGAGACCACGGCAGCGGCAATTGCCAGTGCGGCCAACGCCGTCAACACAACCGGGAAGACCGCAGGTATCACCTATTGGGATACCACGAACAACCGCATGATGCGAGCCCGTGGGGCGAACGCAACAGACCCGTGGGATGCTTTTGACGGTTCGGTATCGGTGACGCCTGCATAGGCGTACTATCGACCAACCAGCCAGTCCAGATCGTCCTTCATGCTTGCGACCATAAGGGGAACACCTTCAGATTCCGAGAGGTGGTTTGCGTCCCGGAAAAGGAGATCGTCGCCATGGTATGGGCGGCAGATATCATCGCCGCAGAACATGTTGATCGGGTCCACGACGCGCACGCCTTCCATGCCGTCCGCTCCCTGTTTCAATAGGCCAACGATCTTCGCGCGCCTGCTATCATTCGTAGCGCGGGGGACGGAACAGTAAGCATCCCGGTCCTTGCCGTACTGGTCGGCTCTGGCAATGCATTCGGGAATGCGGCGGACAAATTCCGGGGTGGGGCCGATGATGAGAATGCGCTTGACGCCCTTCTTGCGCAGCCATCTTATCGTGGTCTTGAGGCTCGATACGAATGAGGCGTCTTGGTCGGCCGGGTCTACTCCCTCCCGGTCCAACAGCCGCTGCATCGTTTTCCCGCCAAGCATGATCTCGGGTTGCGGGCCATAGATGTTCCATCTGGCGTGAAGGATGGCGTAGTCTGCCTTTGCGTCGCCGAGCTTCTTCGATACTATGTTCGTGCATTTCTTGAATGAGCCGCCAGTCGGCGTTCGGATCACAACCCATGTGAAAGGCGGGCATCCGCTCCCTGTCGCAACTATGAGCTTGGATTTGCGCTCGGCAAGGTACTGGCTCAAGCCGGCGTATGCGGTTCTGGCGTGTGAATCGCCGAATATGTACCCTCTCGTTACGGGTCTTTCGACAGTCGCCGGCTTGGGCCTCTCCTGAGCTGCTGCTATCGCGGCGTTGGGCAGGGCGCCGTATCCTACAGTAGCGCCTGCCACGGCTATCAGTGCGGCCACTGCACCACCTACATAGGCAGGACGCCAGCCAAGCGCGCCTTGCCGACGACGCCAATCCCTGATCGGCCGTTCGACAAGGAAGAACGTTCCAATAGCAAGAACGAGGGCGGCGATGCCCATCGCGAGATCGAAGGCAAATATCTGTTCCTCGAAATTGTAAATGCGGCCGAACGACAATAGCGGCCAGTGCCAGAGGTACCATGAATAGGAGACGAGCCCTATGCCGACCATCGGGCGTGTCGAGAGCAGCCGCCCGACAAGCGAATCCGAGCCGGACGCAATAATCGCGACGGCACCGAATACCGGCAACATGGCGCTGTAGGATGGGAACGCGGTGTCTTCGGAGAATGTGGAAACCGCTAACAGGATTGCAACCAGACCAACAACCCCGAGCGGGTCTCGCATAAACTTCGGCATCATATTGCCGCGCGTAATGAGCAAGGCCGCTCCGCCAGCAATGAACTCCCATGCACGCAACGGCATGAGGTAGAAGGCATAGTTCTTGTCATCCACGTTTGTGTACATGACGCTTCCGGCAAGCGATGCGATGAAAAGGATCGCAACCAGGGGGAGCGCATACCGCCGAAATCTCCAGCCGAGGAAAAGCAGGATCGGCGCGACAACGTAAAATTGCTCCTCCACAGCGAGAGACCACAGGTGGAGCAGGGGCTTCAGTTCGGCGCCGGTATCCCAATATCCTTGCTGTTCCAGAAAATAGTGGTTCACGACCATTAGGGCCGAATAGAGCGCCTGATCCCCAAATTCGGTGAACTCCTTTTCCGTGACGAGCACGTATTGCGCCGCGATCATGGAAGCAATGATGACGAGTAGGTATGGTGGCAGGATGCGTAGGGCGCGGCGCGACCAGAATTCCGAGAATGAAAAGCGGTCTTTTGTCAGGTCATTCGCAATCTGGCCGATGATGAGATAGCCGGAAATTACGAAGAATACATCTACGCCTACGAAACCGCCAGAAAATCCCGGAATTCCGCCGATGTGGTACAGTACCACAGAAAGAATGGAGATGGCGCGTAGCCCGTCCACGTAGGCAAGATACTTCATTAGCCGCTTTCCAGTTGGCGGCCCACCCCTAAGCACACCCACCCGAAAACCTCAAGCCGCCTTCCGAGCGCGGCTCTCACATGAACAGGAGAATACCGATGGACCGGAAGCGGTTTTTCGATGCTTTGCGCCGTCGCGAATCGGGCCTCTTCGGCACTTCGCTGTCTGCCGCTCAGGTGCAGGGCACAGATGCGCTCCTAGACGGCTTTGAACGCCACGATGTCCGCAACCCTCACCATGCCGCGAACATCATGGCACAGGTCTACAGAGAGACCGGCGGCTATATGCGAGGCATCAAAGAAACTGTGATGCCCTACCACAAGGACAAGAACCCGTCCGACGCCACGGTAATTGCCCGTCTCGACAACGCATGGAAGAAGGGCGTGCTCGGCAAGGTCAAAACGCCGTACTGGCGGGATGGCGCATTCGGGCGTGGGCCAATCCAACTTACGCATTGGGAGAACTACGACAAGTTCGGGCGGCGCCTCGGCATCCCACTTAGGAAGAATCCGTCTCTCGCGCTCGACCTGAAGCATGGGGCGGACATCGCCATCGTCGGCATGGTGGAGGGGATGTTCCGAAACCGCAAACTGTCCGGCTACGTGTTCCCACGCGATCTCGACAACCCGCCGGATACCAACCCCCGCCGGATCGTCAACGGGAAGGACGGTAGTGACGCGGAAGTGGCAAAGTCACACCGCGCATTCTTCAAGGCGCTAACGGAAGCCGGGTTTGGCACAGAAAAGCCCGTACAGCCACGCCAGCCTGATCCCGCTCCAATCCCCGTCCCGAGCCCAAAACCCTCACCAGTACCAAAGCCAAAGGGCAAGACAGGCATTATCGCTGCTGTTGTGGTTGCTCTTGCTGCGGGATGGGCGTGGATGGCGTCGCTGCCGTGTAGCCTGTTCAACGTGTGGTGCGGGTAGAGGCTCGAAGTCAGCCTCGTCAATCTTCATCGGAACGTCGCCTTTTTCGAGCGGCATATTCTGCGTGTCGGTCAGAACGCCATCTATGAAATGACGCCCGACTCGGTGGGTTGGGTAGAACCAATGGCCGTCGTAATGGCCTTGAAGAACAACGTCCACTTCATGTTCCCGCCATGCTTTTTGCGGGCGCATGTCATTCAAATCCACGGCCACCGGGATTGCGGTCACTTTCGATAGGATTGGCTCACGCCAGCGCGACTGCTTCATCTCTCGCCTCTCATCTGAAGGCGCAAACCCTACCACATAACCGGAAAGGAAAACAGCCAATGTGGGCTAAGCATCACTGCGCGGCCCATCGCCCTTTACCTTCTTCTCGGTGGATCAAAGTCTCTTGCATGTTTTGCCGATGCGTCCTCCATCGCAAATGTAGAGGGTTCACGCACCCGAGGTGTCCGTTCCCGCATGAGTGCGCCGCCTCATAGGCAGGGGATGGCGGCTCTCCGTGGGCCGCGATGCAAATGATCCGGGAGACGATCTTGGTGCTGTCGCTGATCGAATTATTATTGATTAGTGGCCGGCCGTCTACGCCCCGAGAATACGGCCATGAAACGCACTCTTTCGTAGGGGTGGCTAGCACCTTTTTGATGAACTTGGCGGGCTCTCCTACTGGCGTTCTTCCAGAAAGCGGATCACCATGCCGCCACTTCCGCAAAGTGTGCGCGGTACACATGCCACTTCCTCTCTTCCGAGGCGAGTTGCAGCCATCGACAATGCAAACGGGCGAACCCCAACGATTGCGTAGAGGCGGTCCAGCGAGCGGGTCGCCGAATTTGCGAAATCTCCAGTGATGCGCCGAACACCAACCCCGGCAAAACGCCGCCTTGTTGCAGTTCGGAATCGAGCATAAACGAGAAGCAGCCATCTTGACCTCCTGACAGGTTGGGCTGGTTAGAGCGCGTCGCCGGGTGCCAGCCCTGCGGCGCGTTCGCTATTTGTACCATCCACAAGGGAACGAGACAATGTTCTGGGAAAGAACGAAGAGATTTTTTAAGGAAAGCGAGACGATCTTCTGGGCTCGCCTTCAGACGGCAATCGGCATCATCGCCGCCGTCGTGACCTATGTTGATCCGTCCGTTCTGGAGCCTATCATGCCGACCGATTTGTTCCCGCTTCTCGTGCTGGCGAATGGCGTATTCAGCGAGTACCTGCGCCGTCGCCGGGCGGAGGATATGTGATGTTCGGCTTCCTCATCCCTGACTGGCTCAAGATCGGAGCAGGCGTAGCCGCTGGTGCGCTTCTCATATCTCCCGGCGTCTATCTGTATGGAAAGCATGAAGGGCGACAGGCGGCGGCTGTAGAGGCGCTTGAACGCTCTGTCGAAATCCTCCGGGAAAGGGAAACCATAGATGATGAAGTGTCTGTTGCTGATGCCATTGCTTTGTGCGCTGATTTCCGGCTGCCAGACGACGACGAAGCAGAATGTGTGCGACGGCTTTCAGGCGCTTCGTCCGAGCCTTGAAACGTCGGTTTTCATCCTGAAGAATGATCGCCCGTTCTCCAATCAGGTAGCGGCGCACAATCGGTTCGGGGCAGGGCAGGGGTGTTGGTAAAGTAGCTGGCGGGCCTCGCGCTACTGAGGCTTGAGACAGACAACTGCGCTCGAAAAGGCAAAGAGCGGGCCATCTTGTCTCATCAAATGGCGTTTGCCGCGCCATCGTGCTTCTGCGGTTTTCAGCGCCGCCGCCAGCCCTTCCTTCCTACCACATCCCCATAAAAAGACAACAAGCGGGACCGACGCCATGGGGCTAACATTGCGCCAATCCCTGACCAACCGCCCGACCTGATGAGAGGTTAGACGATGGCTGACCAAATATGCACATATTCGGGGTTAACATGACGTTGCTGTCGCTTAGGGAGACGTTTCCGGCACGAGCCTCCGAATGGGCGCTGGGGTTGATGCTCTTCCTCTGGTCTGTGGTGTTGTCGGCAAACGAGACGTTGTTCGATGATCGGGTGTCGTACCGCGCTCTCGCCGATGTCATGCCGCAGAACTGGTGGGCGCTCGCCTGCCTGATAGCCGGCGGTGCGCGGCTGGTGGTACTCGCGATCAATGGCGCATGGCGTCGGTCGCCTCATATGCGGGCGCTCTTCGCATTCTTTTCGTGCTTTTTCTGGTTTGAGATTTCCGTTGGCCTTGCACAGGCCGGGACATGGGGAACGGGCCTTGCCGTCTATCCCGTTCTCTTCCTTCTGGACGCATTCAACGCCATCCGCACCATGGGTGAAGCGGGCAGATCGGACGCACATCATCAACGGACGGCGCGCAATGGAATTGACACCTGAGCTTCTAGGAACCGCAGGCGTGGGCCTGCTTGTCATTCTTGGGGCGATAGGGAACTACCTACGCACCCTCAAGAGCCCTTCCCGAAACCCGCTCATCGATGGCATCGGGGGCGGATTTGTCGAGCGGGAACAGATGGAGCGCCTGATTACCGAGGTCAAACGGATCGCCGACGCCATCACAGACAGGAACACATCGTCTATCAACGCTCGGCTGGAAGAGCTTGCAGAAGCCATCGATCACATGAAAGACACGCCAAGGCGGAGATAGCCGCTGTCTGTGCATGGTCCCTTATGGGGGGAGTGAACAAGATAGTGGCGAAGGTGATGAGCAAGTAGTTAGACAGGCCATTCAGGCGGTCTATACCCAGCAAGGAACCACTGCATCACCCTGACTGCGGTAGGATGAGGCGGGCGTTTTCCGTCATCGGATTCCCAATATTGCAGGGTGCGCTTGTTGACGTTAAGGACGGTCGCCATCTTGCCTTCGGTCATCCGCCCGCCGCTGGTGGTTGTCAGCGACAGGCGGGCGTTCTTGAATTCGTATGGGGTCACTTATCCCAATCCTTCACCAAGTCCTTCTCCGTCATCGTGCCGGCGAAGTAGGTGTACAATTCTTGGTCCGTTCCGTCAGCGTCCGCACCCATGAGGTAGACGACGTTACCGAAAGTGAAAAAGTGACCGGGCTTCTCGCTGAGGCGACGAGCGCGCGCTCTGGCGGCTGCTACTGAAAGCTGGCCGAGATGGACAACTTCGTCATCCCCGTTCTGGGCTTGGTATTCCATCCTGTAGTTCATCATCGCATTTCCCCTTGCGGTTAGGTCGGCTTCATTGCCGTACACACAACATAGAACAATGTTCACAGGATTGCAAGTGCCAATCCGCTGTGCTTCTTTCCCCTCCTTTACGATATAGGAGGATGGAATACCAATGGCACCGCGTAGGAAAGTGGACCGTGTAGAGACTGCCGCAGAGGCTGTAGATCGGATCAGAAAAGAGCTGGCAGACGCGGAGATGCGGGCCGCACAGGAAGCGGAAGAGAACGCGAAGAAGGGGCCTCGTCACGTTGCGCTCGTCACCGCATTGAAGGAGATCGTCGCTGCGATTTCCGATGAGATGCCAGCCGACAAACCCGCATGGTTTGACCAGATCGTGGTCCAGCAGTTCCCGAAAGAGAAGATCGTCGGCCGCCGTCTTGGCATGTCAGAGACGGAAATCCACACTGCATCCGAGAAGGGACGGAAGGCTATCGGGGGGCTTTAGACAAGGCGGCATCCCAAGCCTTATATCCGCTCTCTAGTGCAACTCGGGCAGGGTGGTCGTCCTGCGCGAGATTGAAAGCTGTATTTGACAGGCCCCGACCAGCGGCAATCAATGCGTCTATTGTAGCGCGTTGGCGAATGATAATGCGCTCCATTTCCGCCGGTGTTTGCGGCGGCGTGTCGTTTGTATTGTTCACATACCTTACCGCCCGTTGCCCCTTGCCGCTCGTCGCTCGCAATCGTTCGCTTATCGTCATCTCACCCTCCTATCCAATTCCAAAGCCCCACAACATAACTCCCAACCTCAGACACCATCCATACCACCAGAATAACCCCCGCAATAGCAGGGACGGCATAGACTTCGGGGCGGCGGTCAGGAAGCATTTGGCTCTCTGAGCAATTCGTGTAGCAGTTCCCGCACCTTCTCACGCTGGTTTGCAACGGTGTAGACGCCATACTCCCCGCCGCCGCCGCTCCACATGCGTTCCAGCGCGTCTGCCAAGGCGTCGATTTTCTTCGCCCGTTCCAGTGGTGTCTCAGTCATGACGGCTTCCTCTCGATCACCTCGAACGCTGGCATCCCGTGCGCCTCACGGACGGCCCTGGTAATCCGAGCCGCAGCCGCACTTCCGTCATTCTCATGGTGTACCTCACCATCAAGAACGCCGTCCTCGATATGATCCGGGTTCATCTGGTAAACGCGGTCGTGCGGGACTAGCTCGTCCACAGAGTACACATCCACGCCGGGGTCGGCCTGAACGGACCAGTTTCCATTCTGGTCAACGTAGATAACCACTCTCGGGCGTGTCTCAGTCATGACGCATCCTGCTCCTCTGTGTTGGTGGCTTCGATCCGAACAAACGATCCAAGGTGAGCGACAAAAGGTAGGGGCTTCCCTGCTTCGTGCCAGAGAACGAGTGCCCGCCATTTGAGCATTGAAAGAGTAGCGCGATAGTCGATATTTCCATCGCGCATCACGACGAAGAGTGAAATCCGCAGTCCCCGTTGGAAGTCATAAACGGAGGAGCACTCGACCATTCCGTCTGTATAGCTTGCGTCCATCATGACGCTTCTCCAGTAGGAGGGGAGGGGAGAGGCGGACGCGTTGCCCACACAGCGAAGCCGACCAGTCGGCCGTCATCCATCGCTATGTGCTTGTCCATGTAGTGATGGACGCCATCGAAGACCGGAACGGCAATGTAGGGCACGTCCTCGAAGACGGCTTCCGTGATCCGCGATTCTTCATTCACGATCACGCAGGGGCGGAACTCGCGTGGCGTGTTCATGTCGGTGTTCCAGTCCATCATGAGGCTCCTGTGGTGGGGGAGGAAGCGCGGCGGGCACGGATCGCGTCCGCCTCAGCGAGGATGCGGTCTTCTTCCGCGATGCGCTTCCGTTCCTTGATAGCCGCGACCTCTTCCGGCGCCCGCTTGCGGCTTGTGTACCCGACCGAGCAAGTGCACCCGGCGTGCCACATGCCGGGGTTCTTTTCGTGAAGCGGGCATGGGCGATAGTCTTGGACGCTCTCATACTCGTCCGGGTCGTACAGCATCTGCATCTTCTCTCTCCTCACGGTTAGGGGCGGGGAACGCGGCGAACCGTATTATGTGCGCTCTGGCAATGATCCGTGCTCAACAAAGTATGCCAGCACCGGCAACAACTCCGCGACATGCGACTGAGAAAGGTGCATTCGCGTATTAGCGCTGTGCGTTACACCATAAGGAGCATCTTGCTCCAAAGGCACGTCTTCCCATCCCTTGTATGGGGTGAACTTCTTCAACCCGATTTCGCTACAGCCAAGCCAGATATGGCCTTCATCCGCCATGATGCTACTTTCTTGAACAGAGCAATCAACGCCATTCGCATCCAAGAACTTGCTAATGCAGAAACCTCGATTCGTATGGGTAGTTTCCATCATTTTCTCCTTTGGTTACGGCATTTGCGGACCGATGCTGTCTCGGGGGAACGCGGCGAACCGGAATGCCGGCGGACTCGGCGCGGCGGATCATGCTGCCAACGCTGCCTCGATAGATTTCGTAGCTTCGTTTCGTTCGGCTTCAAGCCTAGCTACCTCTGCCTTCGCTTTGGCCCTATCCTCGTCAGACATCAGTCGGCGTTCATCAAAATACCAGCGACGGCATTCTTCCTCATAGCGCGCGGCAAGAATGCCCGCCTTCGGTAGAAGCGCTAGGATATCCGCCTCTGGCGCAGCAAACCATTCTCCCTTGACCCGCGTGTCGGAAAGTTGGTGATGAACCCACGATTCAGCATATGCTAATCCTGCGGCAGGAACTTCGCGGGTCTTTACCTTGCGGATCGGTAGCGGCGTGCCGAAGTTTATGGCGTTCAGTCGCGACTTGAAGTTTGTAGTCAGCCCGACCTTAAAGTACCCGGCGCACTCCACGACGTACAGCGTCGCGCGTTTCCCCTCATACTTCGGCCAGTTCCACGCAGCCTCGACGGGGTTGAATGGTACGATGCGCCAGGTGCGCCCTATTTTGATGCATTCCGGCAGGTTCTTGATGGCGGGCAATCTGCTACTCCTCGCTATGGAACGTCCGTGGAACTTTGCGTGGGAGTTTTGTCCCGCTTGGCGCCACTGGATACCGAAGATTCCGTTCTTGCCGTTGCCGGCGAATTCAATGCTTGCGTTCCAGCAGCCAAATCACTAGGGAAATCAACGGCTGAGAAAGCCCGGAGTGTAGCGCAGTCTGGTAGCGCATCTGGTTTGGGAACGGTTATCCTCATACCACATTACCGTTATTTCTCAAAGCCTTATCATCGGGTGAAGCAACGTTCGTGGCACTTCCCGTGGGATTGGCGGCCTCCATCCCTGCGCGGAGGTCTGCGTCTGTGACATGTGCATATCTTGATGTCGTCGCGATTTCCGTGTGTCCGAGAAGCCGCTGAGCGAGCTTGAGGTTGCCCGTCGCGCGCACAAGTCGCGTCGCCGCAGTATGCCTCGTGTCGTGGAACCGGAAGTCCTCTACGCCTGAATCCCGCTTCACCCGGCGCCACTGCGTCTTGAACCCGTTTTCGGTGATCGGGTAGCGATAGCCGCGCACCTTGCCGTCGCGCGTCTTCGTCGCCTGGTAGGTAAACACGTCTGGGCCATCATGCTTGCGCAAGGCCGTCAACAGATCGAAGACCACTTGCGTCATCGGGATCGTGCGGGATTTGTCTCCCTTCCCGAACACGGTGAACTGGCGGTTGAAGAAATCCACCTTCGCCCATTTCAGCCCAAGTATCTCGTTCATCCGGCAGCCTGTCAGGATGGCGAACTGCACGACCGGCCGGTAGTCGGGCCGCATCGCTGCTATAAGCTTCGTCTCTTCCCCCGGCGTAGCTTCCCGAACCCGCTCCTGGGATTCGTTAAGGACGTGGCTTCTCCAGTCAATGTCTTGCACCGACTGCTTCCATGTTTTCCCCGCCCGCTTCAGAACGGCCCGCAATGGCTCGCAGACGCTTCGATTTACCGTGGCGTTGGAAACACCGTCCCCGCGTCGCTTCGCCACGAGGCGGGCAATCTCGGCGTCGGAAATGGCTGATACGAGCTTGTTCATCCCGACGTTGGTTTGCAGCCAGCCAAGAGCGCGTTTTGTGTCGGATGAATTTCGATGAAACTGGCCGACCTCGTTCCAGTAGAGCGTTGACGCGACCGCGAACGTCATTGGTTTGCTTCGGTCGATCCCTGCCGACTTGACGCGGGTCCGCTCGGCTTCCTCGAAGCGTTCGGCTTCCCGCTTGGTTTTGCATTCGGTTGACCCCGAAAATCGATTACCACGCCACCGGAAGTCGTAGCTGTAGACTTCGGCGCCCGGACGTTTGTAGACTGACATCCCCGTGCCTCCTGAAATGCTGCGAGATCGTCCGGGTGGTAACGGCGGGTCTCGCGCTTCGCCCCTAAGCCGATATTGATGTACCGGATGGACCCAGCGCAAGTCAGCGCCCGGAGCTGCGTGTCGGAAATGCACAGGACGCGCGCGGCGTCGGCCGGGGAGAGTAGCGACTGGCTCATCTTCCGTCGTCCTCCTGGCGGGGGAGGGGGCGACGGCGGGCCTCTGCCTCATCGACAGCGGTAGCCGCAAGGCGTAGGCACTCAGCAAGCCCATCACGGCGCCAATGCTTGAACCTGGCGATGATCGGGCTGTCATCGACCTGCACGATGTACTCGCTGATGCGAGCGTTGCCTTCGTGGCGCGAGACGTTCGTGATGATGATGCTCATTTGCCTTCTCCCTCAGAGAGGGCGCGTCTACTGAGAGGCGGATGGCCAGCTTCAGTCATGATCGCGTCGCATTGAGCGAGGTCAATATCGCCGCCGCCATAGTCTAGGATGTCAATGATGCCATCGGCATCAACGTCAGAGTATGTGGTGCCGTATCGCTCCACGAACGCCTCGGACAGATCATCCTGTATCCTGGCTTTCTGCTCAGCTAATCTGGCAGCGCGCATTAGCAGTTTCGTTGTCAGCTTACCCATTGGCATTGCCTCCAGTACGGAGGGCGGAGAACCGGCCGTCTTCGAACTCTTCGCGCGGGCGAACCCAAAACGACCCGCCATCAAGGCTGCGGTATATGACGACCTCGCGCATGTCCACGAGGCGCCCCTCCTCATCCAAACCATCGAGCCAATACGCAGACTGCATCCTGCCGATGCCGAGCAGTACGTACTCGCTCCCGCGCTTGTTGTGCCGGTGCGTTGCCTCCACCACCCCCTCACGGTGGAGCATCGGGAGGGCGGCGGCGAGGGCTTCTTGCATTGGCGGCGCATCGAAAATCGCTTCGACCAATTCCTCGGGCGTAAGCTTGTCCCTCCACTTGCGGATAGCCCACAATGTCGTGGCCTTCGCCGCCTCCACCGCCTCTTCGGGTATCCGGGTCATGACTGGTCTCCCTTTGCGATGAGGGAGCGCGCGTGAGCAACCGCGTCATCCGCGCCAGACGGCCCTGCCTCTAGCCTCCATTCCGGCTTTGACGGCTCCTTCGGGAACCAAGACAACAGGTCGCCGAGGGCCTCTCGCACCTTCGTGACTTCCGCCTCGGCGGTGGTGGCGCGGGAGGCGAGGGCGCGGATGCGTTGTTCGGCGCCGGTCTGCGGGTCGCATGCAAAACCGCTGTGCGGACAGGTGCCATCTTCGTCGGCGCAATCACGGCATCGGGGCCTATCGTCTAGAAGATCGTCCGGATCATCGCCGCGCGCCAAATCCCAAAGGCGCTGCATGTTTTTCCAGTTGCGCTCCGCGCGGGCTGCGGCTTCCTCCGCAAGTCGTGCCATTTTACTACTGACGGAAAACTCGGCAGTCAGTTGCTCGTCACGCGCTTGGAATAGGCGCTGGGCCTCGTCCCGCTCCTTCCTCACCCCGGCAAGTTCCGCCGATAGGGCGGCAATGCGGTCCTTGTGGTGAGAGACTGCCGCGCTCGGAGCATCGTCCGGCCATTCGCTTTCGTGGATCGCCTTCATGTGCCACGGCTCGATTGCGGCTTCACGCTCGGCGTCGGCCTTTGTGTAGCGGCCAGCTTCGAACTTGGACGATGTGTATCCGGCGCGGTTCGGCCGATAGAAGTAGCCCGATTTGCGGATCAGCCACTCACGAGCCTCGCCGTCCACCGCCTCCGCCTCCACACCCTCCGATATGGAGGGACGGGAAGCGATGTCGGCGCGGACGTATTCCTGCTTCTCGTATCCATATCCGGTGGCAGTGGTGAATATCCGCTGCCCTTCGTCCGCATAGACCTTGGTGTCGCGGAGAGTGAGTTTTTCAGGCCATACATCCGTCTTCGTCTCAATCGCCATTTCGGTCCTCATTCCAATCTGGTTTCGGTTGCGGCCATAGTGCTCCTACAGGGGCGTACATACAGCGTGGGGGAAGGGAAGGGCGGTGTGTCTTGGGCTTGTCTGTCTTCGGGAAGCCACGGCCCTGTAGGGGCTTCTGAGGGGCGGTCTTGATGCCGAGATGGGCGGCGTTCTGACGCTTGGCCTTGGCGATTTTCGCCACGTCCTTGTTCGTCTTGCCGTCGTCGCCTCTATGGCAGCAGTCGCGACCTAGAAGCTGGCCTTCCGCGATGGTGATCTTGGCCTTCTTGTCGGCTTCTGGACGCAACGCTTCCGCGATAGTATGGTCGATCTCGAATGGCTTCGATCCTAGCGCAAGATGGCACCGTTCGCAGCAGATTTCGCCACGTTCATTCTTCGCCCGCTCGACGATCTCTTCGCGCTGATTACGGGTGAACTCACGGCGGCTCACGACGCTTTTGCCTCGCTGCGGAAATGCTCAATCATCTCATCTTCGCGGGCTCCACCGCCTATTGCGCCGTCCGTTGGCGAGATGATGCCAAGTTGGAAAAGCCGCTTATGCCTAAGCCGGACATGCAGGTATGGGAGGTCGTCAATCTCACCACCTACACCGTTGATTTCGACTTTCCATTCCGGCGTCTCGCCCGTCCATAGTCCGGGCAATTTGGAAATATCCTCTACACCCTTCGAGGCAATCCAGTCGATGATTGTCGCGAACAGTTCGCTGATTTGCATCGGCTCTGTCATCACTTCCTCCCATTTCTCCACATGCGCCATAGTCCCTTCACGACACCCTCCGGGGTACGGGATAGTTCACCGGCTAGGAGAAGGAGGGCGATGAGGGAGGTCATGACTGGCGGCCTTCTGCCTTCTCGTTGATCCGATCGGCTGCCCTTTGCGCACTTGTGCATGACGTATAGGTTCTCGTAGAAAGGAACGACTGCCGAGGCGATATTTCCAGCAGCACTCTCCAGACTTCCTTTTGCTCATAGCCGAGCGTAAAGCCAGATAGCGGCTGTTCCCTGCGAAGGAACTCGTAGTCGCGTGAGGCGCGGGCCTTCATCTCACATCCCTTCCCTGCATTCTTCCATCTCGGCGCGGATCGCATCGTCCACAACCCGTTCCAGTTCCAGTTCCATCCGCAGCTCTTCATTCGTGAGCCGTCTTGCCAGTTCATCCAGTACTCGTATTCCCCGTGAGTGAGATGGTAAGGACGCACGGTAGGCTATGAGAGCGTCGCGGGTGAGGGCGGTCATGCTGCTTCGCGCTCCGGTTCCGTCCAGACAACCGCGTGCCTGGAACCGTATTCAAAGATCGTCTCAATCAGGTCGCTCATCTGCTTCTTCGTGAGCCGAGAGGACCGAAAGCCGAGCGGGAAAGGGCCAGTTCCGTCCAGTCCTTCGCAGAACTTCACCTGATGGCCTAGAGCATGCATAAAGGCGCACTTCCACGTCTCTGGCGGCCACATACGTCCTTCCGGCTTCGCGCGGCTTACGTCGGACAACATGGCCCATAGACGGGCGTTCTGGTCATTCGTGCGCGTGGCTTCTCGGATCGTCAGGACAGCATCCTGCGGCGCCCGGTCAATGAGGGTCTTGGCAAACTGCCGTTGCCTGTCGCCAGTTAGGATGACTGTCTGCGCCACGTTCATCGTCTCCGCTTGTCAGTTCCACATGCTGCAAAGATACCACTTCGGCTCGCCTTCGATGCCACGTTCGGCGCACCATTGCTTGAACGCGGCTACCTTGGCGACGGGAACGTCTAGCGATGTGATCTCGACCGCGTGGCCCCTGTGCGCCGTGATTTCAGTACCGCGCACCGCAAGGATGTACATCGGAAAGTCGCCCGAACAGTGCATGACCAAATCCGCAGGGCATGTCTCGCGATGAGCGCGAACGGCTTCGAACGAATGGCCTGGTTCGCCCCACTTCGGAAGGCCGGCTAGAGACTCCAGATACTCGTCAAAGTCCCCGTCGAACTCTTCCAGAAACGAGAGGCTTTCCGGCAGTTCGTCCTCATCTTCGAAGGCGATGCCGTATACGAGAATGCCGTTCGTAGACTGGCCCATCGTTACCTCCATTCCATCATGAACGGGATTTCATCTGAGAGTTCATCCGCCATGCCATACGAGCCCGCCGGCTCCTGCTTGCGTGGTGCTGGACGCTCGTCTTTCGCTGGCGCATTGCCTATGAACGTCACATCATTCACGCGAATTTGGAGGTACGTCTTGCCATCGTACTCACGGGTTCCGAACGCGCCGGACACACTGACCGATGTGCCCTTCTTCAGGTGCTGTTCCAGCGCCTGCGCACGGTTGCCGAAGACCGAACATTCGAACCACATGGTCCGCTTGCCTTCGCCATATCCGTCATCGACAGCGACCGAGAATGATAGTACCGGATCGCCGCCTTGAGTGCGACGAAGTTCCGCATCTTTCCCCAAGCGTCCAGAGATTACAATCGCCTTCATAGATCACATTGCTCCTACGTTCTGCACATAACTGTTGGTCTTCACGTCGCCGGGGAAGATATCGTCCACCGATCCAGCCTTGTTGATCGCATCGCGACGCGCGGCGAACTTCGGCTTGGCGAAATCGATGTACTCTTTCGACCAGCCATCCCGCTTCATGAGCGCGGCCCATATCTTGGCGCACTTGTCCACGTCGCCGATGGTGTGGCAGTCAACGAGGTCTTGGTCGATCTGCTCAAGACCGCGCTTCATCTCGGCCGCGCTGGTAGGCTTCTGCGGCTCCGTTGCAGGTTCCGTGACGCCGACATTCGCCCGCGTCTTGTCGTACAGAGCCAGTCCGAACGGGTTGCCGAATGTGCGTAGCGTCCGCTTCAAAGCGTCCGTGACCGCCTCCTTCAACGCGCTCTCGTGGGCGAGCCCAACGTCCAGATCGTAGCCATGGCCGGCGCCGCAGTCTTCACGAACGATTCCATGCACCACAACACGGACCCGCGCTGTATAGGTGACGCCCCAGCCGTCCTTTTGGTCTCTGCCGATCTTGCGTGGGGCTTCCGATACGCACCGCACGTCAAGGGACTCGTAGCTCCATCCGTCAAAGCCGAAGATGCGGTTTGCTTCCGCGATGACGTACCAGCCTTCGAGATAGTCTCCCTTCGGCCCGAACTTCTGCGGCGGGCGGACGGCGGCAGGGTCCAACTTGCCGGAAAGCTGCGCAATCTGCTGTTCGGTGAAGCTCATACCGCTTTCCTTTCATGATGGACGGTCACGCCCGGAATGCCGTGGTGGACGCCAGCCGCGACAAGTTTCACAGACATGCCGTCGAGGAAGACCTCCATGTCTTCCCTATGGGTCAGCCACACATGGCGGGCGAACGCGGTGTAGTCCGTGATCTCCGGGCGGTAGTCGTCGCGGAGGGTGACGGCGCGGCCTGCGCCCTTCGCTGTCGCCTTGGTATTGCCAGCACGCCTTGCGTCCGCCTCTGCGGCCTTGGCAGCGCGAACGAGTTCTTCCGCCCTCTCTGCTGCCGCCAGATCGCCGTTGCGCTTCTGCATGGCCTCCATGGCCTCGCGCTGGCGTTCCTCCGCTTCCTTGCGGAGTGCTGCCGCCCTGCGTTCGTTCTCTTCCTCGATCTTCATGAGGAACGGCGCGAGTGCATCCTTGCACGCCTTGACCGCCTTGACGGTCAACCCGGTGACGGTCTTTGTCTTCCCGATGAGGGTGTTGTACCGTTCTTGGATCGCGGCCTTCGCTTCGTCGTGCGGCTTGGCCTCTTCCTTGCGGCGAGCGTCGGCTTCCGTCTCCGCCTCTTGGATCATGCGGAGAAGCTTCTGGACTTCGTTCGCCTGTTCCTGCGTCTCAATCGGTTCACCGTCGAGCCAGTGCTTCGCTTCCTCGTATAGCTCTTCGATGCGTTCTTTCGAGAGTTCGAACGGGGAACGGTTGTGGCCTATCTTCGCGACTGCGATGTTCATATCTGCTTCCTCAGTATCTCAGCCTGCCGTAGGGCAAACCGTGCGTTGTCCAGTTGCCTCTCCGCCTCATCGGCATCGCCTTCATTGCGATAGGCCATTGCCCTGCGGATTGAGCCTTCGTAGTGATCGAGCCAATCCTGGATCATGGGGATGTACCGGGCGGAACGATCCTCGCGCTTGGCTTCCCACTCTCTGTTCCAGTCATCGGCAAGGATACGGAATGCATCCTGTACGTCTGCCGGGGATGGTTCGTGTAGGGGGCGGGTGTGGATGGTCATGACGATAGGTTCCCGTCGCCGACAAGCACTTGCCGAAACGCACGCTCGACGCCTTCCGACATTTGGCGGCGGGCTTCTTCCTCGCCATAGATGTCAACGAGGCCATCTGCTATCATGATGAGCGCGGTCGCCATCGTGATGTAGAACCCCTGCATGGGATCGCCACGAAGGTTCTTGTCGAACACCCGGGACATGGCTTCGAAATGCTTCTGTTCTATGCGGATGCTGTAGTTGAGTGGCCTGCTTGTCATGATCCAAAAATCCCGAAGATGAACATCCCCAATCCGATGCCGCCGAACATGCCGACGATGCCGAGAATGACGGCTATCGGGCCTTCACGTTCTTCCTCGGGTGGGGCGTATAGTTCGTGGGGTTCAAGACGCATCGGGTCACCTCCAAACCTTGTGTGCATCCCAGCCATCGCCTTCGACGGCATTTGCGCACAGATCGTCATGCTCTTCATCGCTTCCGAGATAATCTGAACGCCGCGCCTGACTGAGCGCTTTGCATGACTTTGAGCAGAACTTTGCCCACCCGCGCTCACGATCTACCGTCCGCGCAGAAAACGCCGCATTGCAGTGGGCACAGCGGACAGTGACACGCCTTGCCATCGTCTACTCTCCCTTGATCTTGGTGAGGGTGGCGCGGGCGTTATGGAAGTCGCCAATGGTCACTTGGCTGCCGTCTGCGTGGCAGTATAGAACCGCCGTCTCGTCCGCAGCGCCTTCGTATACTGAGCCAGTGAAGGTCAGCGCCACGAACGGCTCCAGCGCCTTCACTGCTTTCTCTAGGAGGTCTGCGGCTTGCCATTCGAGTTCGCTTTCAGGCCCGTATGTCGGGGCCTTGCGTCCCGCGCGAAGATCGGCGTCGCCTTTTGCCTTGGCGCGGAACCGGAGTTGTTCAATGATCCCGCTCATGCCACCTTCCTCCTGCGGTTCTGTCGATTGATCTGGTGGCTGAACCATGCGTCCTGAACCATCTGAGCGCGTATCTCGGCAAGCTGTTCGTCGGTCCAGAAATCCATACCCTTGTAGCGGCCACAGACACGGTCCAGAGCGCGTTCGAACTCTCGGCCAGTCCATGTGTCCAGCCAGCGGATTGAGGCTTCATCGCGGGCGCGTGGCATGCTACATACGCCCCACTGCAAACGACCGCTCATGAGCCCGCCAGCTACGGGCGGCTATCTCTTCGCCCTCAAGGCGTTCTGCGAATTCATCGTGGACATAGCGAGACCAGTTCTCGAACGGGTTGGTTTCGATCACCGTGTCTCTCGGGTTCATAACCCAGCAATCAAATGCCTGTTGTTCCGACGTGCAGACAGCAGCGTTGCCGTCCTCTATGCTGGTGACAAACCAGAGTGTGCGATCGGGGGTCATGATGCATTCTCCTTCGGTCCTAGAACGCCTTGAAGCGTCGCCTTAAGAAGCAGTCCGGCCATATGCTCGGAATGACGGACGTTTTCAGTGAGGGCCGCGCTGTTGCATTTCTGTATCTCTCGGGCAGACATGGGGAGATGTTCACAGATGCCGACGATCTCATCGGCTACGCGATCCATCCCAACTACCGAAAGTGCATCAGCCAACCGATAAAGGCGGCCTACAACTGAATCGCAGTAGGTGATGTGTTCGCTGATGGCGACGTGTACAGCCTTGTATGCGCCTGTCTTGGTCATGACGTTGCTCCAGTAGCGCGGGCAAGGGCAGCACGGGAGCGTTCATACGAAGGCCCGAGTAAGCCGATGACAGTGATGGCTGTTTCACCACCTATGTCCTCTTCCGCGCGTTCAATCGCCGAGAGTAGACGGTCAACGAGGTCCGTCTGTTCTTCAAATGCCTCGCGCAATTCCGTTTCCGCTTCCATCGTCTCAGTTCCCTTGCTCATGACACCGCTCCCTGGCTGGGTGTGAATGCTTCCCAAGCTGCCGCTTCATCTACGGCGTCACGGAGTTCCTTTCCGCGCGCGTTGCGCAGGTTTGGCGTGCCATCGTTTGGCGCACAAGGCTCCTTTGCCCAATGGGTGAACGCCGACACATCCTCATCCCACATGCCCCGGCGTCTGGAATTGAAGTTCACCTGCATCGAACAACCGCGATGTGCTACAATGTAGCGGCCAGTTGATGGCGGATCACCGTCAACTAGGCGGTGCCATTCGATCTGCGATATTGTCGTCTTCGCGCTCATGACACCGCTCCCGCCAGCACAACCACACCGCCTATGATCGCGAGAACAAGCGCGGCAGAGACGCCTGCCGTGGTCTTGAACCTTGCCCATTCCCTGCGGTCCACATGCTGTTCTGCATCGCAGTAGAACGGATCGAAATGACCCGTAGCTTCTGCTCTCATTGTCGGTGTGGGGGTGTGGATGTTCATGGGAGGTGTCCTGTGGTAGGAGAGGGCTAGGAAGCGCGGCCTTCAGCCTTTGCGACGGCGGCTTCCGCGAGGGCGCACGCTTCATTCAAAAGCCCGTTGCTTTCACCGCTGCTGAGCGGACGCAACGCAAGCATTGCCTTAAGCGCGGCCAGCATGTCCGGCGCGGTTGCGATCAGGTGGGCGTTGGCTGACTTTGAGCGGGTATCGGTAGCGCTCTCCATCATCTTGTCACTGCTGGCGATGCTGTCCGGATTTTTCACCGCAGACTCGGCACTGAACAGGCTTTCCAGCCAACAGATTTCCAGTTCGCGAGACCCGCCGACGATATGGCGCGGGTACACGCCGCCGTCTTCGAGGACTTCGCGGTCAACAATCGTCCAAGGTCCGGGGGTATGCTTCGCTTCCATCGTCTCAGTTCCCTTGCTCATGACACCGCTCCCGCCTTCAAACTGGATGCCAGAAAAGAGGCTTCGGGCAATCCGGGATCAGATCGCGCTTCGCCAGTTCGCAGTCATGAAGCGCTACGCCATCCAGCTTCGAAAGCAGAATGTTTGCCCATACAAAATCGACGGGATACCAGTCGCCGCCCTTGTGATGCTGGCAGTTGATCTCGCCGTTCACGAGCCGGTACAGCGGGTACTTCTGTCCCGTAGCTTCTGCTCTCATTGTCGGTGTGGGGGTGTGGATGTTCATGGGAGGTGTCCTGTGGTAGGAGAGGGCTAGGACAGGGTCTTCACGGTGACGTAAGGCACGCCACCAGGAAGGGCGTTCCACATCTCGCGAGGGAACGTGTATGCGGCGAGATCAACGCCGATGCCAAGCGCGAACAGCATTCCCATCGTCGGGTGTTCACCCCAATGAGTGCCGTTCTTGGTCATGCACGCATTCAGAAAACTCATCCCGCCGCCATGTCCTTCCTTGAACTCGTCAGGAAGATCATCGAGCATGGAAGCGATGTCTGCCTTGCGCTCGGAAAGCCTGTCAGGGTGGAAGCCATAGCGTCCAACAATCCCATCAACGATGATCGCGTTGGACGGAATGGCGGCTTCGCCTTCGCCGATTTCATCGTCGCGAAACAGACAATGCTTTGCTACTTCGTTCACATTCTGTGCGGTCAGTTCCATCGTCTTTCCCCGTGCTAATGGCCCGTGGGCCGTGGTGAGGTGCGGTTAGATAGGCGTGGTGTTCTCGCGTGGCTTGAACAGGACGTGTTCCCATTTGTGGAGCACGGGCCAGAAGCCATCCCGCCCGTAGAGAACGAAGATGTCGTTGCTCCAGAGAAGGGTTGTTTCGCCCCAGACATAGCCTTGGTCGTTGTCTTCGTTTGGCCCGGAGACGAGACAGACCTCGCCGACCTTCGGGAAGTATTTCGGTTCGACGCGGAGCCCCTTCGGCTTCGCTGTCAGCATGTCCATGAATACGCCCATGTCATCGTCTCCGTTTCATCTGATGAGGAAGCCCTGCTCGTGGGCGGGGGTGCTTCCTCGGGGTGGTGGGGGGTTAGGGAGCGCGGAAGTACCGATCACGGCTTGCCGCCATTGCGACGTAGGCGTGAGGCGTGGTGCCCTTGCAAAAGTGGTCGTACGCCTCGTCCAGCGAATAGCCGCAGCCCTTGCCGCCAACGTCATTGCCGTCGATGTCGTGGCCGAAGAGACGTTCGGCATCCGCGCACCACTTGAGCCAAGCGCGTTCTGAACGGTCAGATGCGCCGCTCTCGCGGACTACGTTCTGCGGAGAGAAAGGGTGGTCGTTAAAGTCGGTCTGCATGTCCGTCGCTCCCGTCGTTTGATGGGGAGACAGTATTCGGGAAATTTCCCGTCGTCAATGCAAAATCGGGAAACATCCCTAAAAATGTTTGCGTAAGCGGGAAAAAACCCGTAGTGCATGGGGATGCTCAAACGTAACGACAACGGCGAAGCCGCCGCCGCTTTCTACGACAAGCGCCGGAAATGGCGGGAACTGTTGGTGGAGCATCCCGACGTAGGGCACGCGACTTTCCGCGTCGGGTATTGGCTATCCATGAAGATGAACGGCGAGGACCAGTGCACCTGGTGGTCGGTCAAGCGGATTGCCGAACACTTGAGAGTGAGCACGCGCACCGTCTCGGATGCGACGGCCGAACTGGAGCGGCTCGGGTTGATGCTCGTCGTAAGGGAATCTGGGAAGCGGAATACCTACTTCATCCGCAGCCCATTGGACTAACCCACGCAATTTCTGCGCGGGTTACCCACGCAATTTCTGCGTACGAATCTGTAAAGGCTAATTCCTAAAAGGGTTATCCCAGAAGATATAGGCTCTGGAGGGTAGATCTATATCAACAGGGGGAAAGGCCTAGATTACGGTCGGCTTCCATGAGCCGGTTACCAACCCCTTGATGTCAACTTTCGTCGTTTCGTCGCCTTCCACCGCGACGGCTGTCCAGCGCGGGTTGGAGCTGAGCGGCACGAGGAACCAGACGCCATCCCGGCGTTCAATCGCCTTGATGGTGATCTCCACGAGTTGGCCATTGTCGCGGTTGCGCTCGACGTGGACGTGTAGACCTTCGCGCATGGCGATGCCAGAATCCCAGAAGTCGACACAGGTGACGAAGCAGCCTTCGGGATACTCTAGGTCCATCGAATCGCCACGGATGCGAAGTGCGTACTGGCGCGCGTGCGGGAACCGAGGGTCGTGAGCTACCGGGATGACCTCGTGATCCGCGTCGTCCAATTCCGTCACCTCTAGCCAACTACCGGCCTGGACGTCTGAAACGACTTCCAGGCCCGTGACCGGGACCTCTTCGATTTGGGTTGGCGTTTCCCCCGCTTGGCCCATGAGCGCATCGGCGGTTGTCTCAAGCGCGACCGCGAGTTTCGCTAGATTCGCCGCGCTGGGATTCCGCGTCTTTCCGCGTAGGATATCCCGAACGAAGCTATCTCCAAGCCCCGATTTCTTAGCCGTCTGCAATGCGTTAATGCCGAGTAAATCCATGCGCTCGCGGATGCGCTTCTTCAACGGCGTGTCGGGGTTCGAATCCATGCTGCGATCATAGAATTCGGGAAAATTCACCGCCATCGGGAATAATCCCTTGACAATTCGGGAAATGTCCCGAATATCGGCGGCATGAACCAGCACGTCGAACTCACCGCTGACCATGTCCGGAAGCACCTGCTCGACAGGGCAAAGGCGTATTCATCCGCAACCAAGACGAGTCTCTCCGCCATTTCCCAAGCGGCGGTGAAGGACAGCAAGTTCCTCGCGAACGTCGAAAAGGGCGATAACTTCACCCTCAAGACGTACCAGCGCGTAATCGATTGGCTGGACGAACAAGAGACTGGCGCCGGAGAAGCGGCGTGAGCAAGAAAACAAAGTGGTTCCTCGGGCATGAACTCGGACGCGGGGATACGCGAGCGGTGGCGTCCCTGATCAACTATACGTCCCTTTGCATCGGGATTCCTAAGAAGCGGATCCGTTCGGAAGAGCAGCTTTGGGGTATCGTTCATTCGATGTTTGGCATGCGACCTTACCCCGGAGAGGGGTTCATGGTCGCCGTTCGACGCATAAGGAACGCGATCGCACGACTGCCATCGGAGCAACGCGCACAAGCCCGCTACATCGCTCGGTGCGCTGCTGAAGGAAACCCGCCGATAGTCCACACGAGTCCGCCGGAGTCGGCGAAGAATGAGTGGGGAGACGAAGTTGCAGAGAACGCACTGAAGCGAAAGCCGAGCGCGACAAAGCGCACTGAGTTCTACCTCACGTGGGAATGGCGGCGCATGCGAATGGAAGTCCTGAAAGAATATGGACGCCGGTGCATGTGCTGCGGGGCACAACCGACAGACACAGCGATGCACGGCGGAAAAGTTCGCATCGTCGTGGATCACATCAAGCCGGTATCGAAGTTCTGGCATCTACGGCTTGACCGTTCAAACCTTCAGGTTCTTTGCGACGAATGCAACCAAGGTAAGGGCGCGTGGGATGAAACGGACTGGCGCGAAGGCGGTCTAGATCAAACTCAACAGACCGATCCGTTAACGGCGGAGTATCGAAGCATATTCGCGGGAGGGCTCATTCAATGAGCACCTTCCCCAACCCTTTCAGATCGGCTCCCGTTCCTCCCGGTGCAGCCGATAGGCCGAGCGCGACGACCTCCTCCCCGTCTGTGCTCGGCCTCCCCAATTCAACGCATGGAGCGGACGCATGAGCGAGTGGCAGCCTATTGAGACAGCGCCGCGCGATGGAAATGATTTCCTTGCATGCGGTTCGTACCTTTATCCCGGCGATAAATCCGTGACTTGGTACATGGATATCGTTGGCTATTCTGGTGATCCGGACTGGCCGTGGGAGTCCGACGAAGGCAAGTGCAAACCAGACTCCTATAGCCACTGGATGCCCCTTCCTCCCGCTCCCAACCCTTCCGAATAGGACGCGGCAATGAGCGGCACAATCGTTCCTGACTATATCGCCGAAGCCATCACCGAACAGTTCGGAGAGAGATGCGAGGAATTCGCCGCTGGATGCGCCTGTTGTGAAGCGTGGAGCCAGTACGACGACTTGGTGTCGCTTCGTGCGCAAGTCGATAACGCGGATGCCGCAATCATAGCCGCAGAAAAACGCGGTGAAGAGAGAGGCATGCGACGGGCGGCGGAGAAGTTCGACGCGATATGTGCTCATGCAAACGAGCACTACAAAGGCTGTGTCGGCATGAAAATCCGCAAAGAGTTGCGGGTGGCATTCTCGCAGCTCCTCTCCCAATCCAATGAAGGAACCACCTGAATGTCCGCCCCTGCTCTTGAGCCTGGCATGCTGGTCGAGTGTGTGGATGCAAGCGACAGAAACGACCTCACGCCGTGGCATATTGCGCCAGAATATGAGGAAAGAGGCCTTGAAGGGCTCGTTGCCGGCCATGTTTACACGGTGCGGCGGGTGGGGGCATTTGCGCAAGCAAGGCATTGCGTATGGCTCGAAGAAATTGAACGCCGTCCAGTGCCGCACTTCGGTGAACCTGGCTATCATATCAGCCGCTTCCGCCCCCTCTCTGGCGACCGTCTCGCGATCTTCCGTCAGCATCTGACCGGCATCCCTTCCAAGACGAAGGAAACCGCCTGACATGTTCGATCCCGGCAACATCATCTGCATCATCACTGGCCTTATCCTAGGCGTTTCTATCGGCGCTGAAATCCAGCGTCGCGTGACGGCAAGGAAGCGGGATGAACTGGAGTACTTCATGTCTCCTGTCGTCCCGCATGATCCGCAAGAGGCGGTACGGAGGGCGGGATGAAGCCACCCAATTTTTACGGCGCAGCTTTTGTTGTCTTCTGCGCCATTTCGATAGCCATGAGCATGGCTGGCGATAGTGACGCGAGCGGGGTTTTTCTCATAGTGGCGTGGATTTCGATAGTTGCCAAAGATATTCTCAAGGCGCTCGGCAAATGACCCCCACCGACCCATGGACAGTCCGCTCACCATACAAGGCCGCCCCGCGTGCGCCTGAGCGGAAGCTGCGCGCACTGGATTTGTTCTGCTGTTCTGGCGGCGCATCCATGGGCCTGCACCGCGCTGGGTTCGAAATTGTGGGTGTGGATATCGAGCCGCAGCCATACTACCCGTTCGAATTCCACAAAGCCGACGCGCTTACGTACCCGCTGGAGGGATTCGATTTCATCTGGGCGTCGCCGCCATGTCAGGCGCATTCGAAAACCCGCGCCATACACGGCAAGAACTATCCTGATCTGATACCGCAAACGCGGTCTCGTCTGGAGCGAACGGCAGCGACATGGGCGATTGAGAACGTTCCTGGCGCCCCTCTCCGAAACACCATCACCCTGTGCGGAACTATGTTCGGGCTCAAGGTCATACGGCACCGGCTGTTCGAACTGAACTTCCCGATAATCATGGTTCCGCAGTGCGGGCGGCATGGTCCGACAAATTCGCATAGAGGATACAGCACTGGAGCGGAGTTTGTCACTGTTGCAGGCAACAATTATCGGCGCGTTGAGGGCGCGGCGGCAATGGACATCGGCTGGTATATGCCGCGAGACCGGCTCTCCCAAGCGATACCGCCTGCATATTCGGAGTTCATCGGACGCGCTGCCATTGATCATATCCTGGCTCCACGCATGGAGGCTGCGGAATGATTATCGTTCGCTGCCAATATGAACAAAAAGGCGGATCGGAAGGCAGTACTACGGCGGTTGTCGCCTTCCGATCCGCTGACACCGAGCTGAGACGGGGATACCAGCTCGGAACTGATTTCGCCGGGGGCTTGACGGCGCCCCGGAGCCGTATCTTTGCGACGCGCATCTATGCCTGCCAGCAGGCGCTTCGCAGCTTCACCAATCGTCTCTTCTCCTTTGTTGTCGGGGTTCTGTTTCATAGGCAGAACCCTACAGAAGGAGACGAACAAAGTGCTGTCAGACCGGGACAAGGTTAAGGGTATGAGTGACACTGCATATTATCAGGAGGCACTTCGGGATGCGTTCCCGAAGTGGCGATACGGAGGTGCCAAGGCGTCGATCTATGCGGCCTATCGGTACATCTCACCGAAGGTCACTAAGGATTTCAGCGAACGCCGCGCACGATCTATCTGGGAGGGTGCCGCTCGTCGGATCGACGCCGAGGAAGCGGAAGCAATCAAGCGGGCACAAATCGAGGAAGCTAGACGTGAATACCATGAAATCAAAGGGAGGTTGGCAAGCCTTGAGGCAGCACTTGCCGTGGCGGATGAGGCGTTCTTTGGCCCGCAGATGGATGCGTATCGCAGCGCGTCGTCTCCGCTGGGCAAAGTGGATAGCGCCGGAAATGAAGGAGGGCGATGAATGAAGACCGGCAGCATCTACTTTCTTGGTCGCCGCGATGGGTTGATCAAGGTCGGCTATACGACGAACTTTGATGCGCGTCTCCGCGTCCTGACCAAGAACCACGGCGCTCTTGAGATTATCAGGGTTATCAATGGCGATAGGCGGCGCGAAAAGAAGATTCAAAGCGGCTTTGCACGGCATCTTGAGTTCGGCGAGTGGTTTCGTGGGAGTGCCGAAATTCGTCGCATGATTGCCGATCTTCCTGATGGCGCAGTCGCTGAAATATGTGAGACGGCGGCCGAGAAAGAATGGGCGCTTGGTGAAGCTGCTTTGGCGGAGGAAGCGAAGCATCTCGCCCGTAGGCTGGTATGGAACCGTTGCCAACGAAAGGGCCTCACTATGGGTGAGGCAAGGAAGGAAATCACCGCTGACTACGGTATCAGCGCATCGAAGCTGGACCATCTGCGACACAAAGCCATCACGGTCAGCGCATATCTGCTCAAGACTTTACGCGAGGCGGTCGTCTCAGAGTTGATGGCCCATAGGGCTGAGGTTCTTGCGCAGATTGAAGAACTGGAAGGCCGTGATGATGACGTGGCTCGCTTGGAAGCTGCGAAGAGCAAGGCGAAGACGCGGGGGGAGTTGAGGTGATGACGGATTTGACACTGGAGGAGCTTAGATCGGTCATCCACTACGATCCTGTCACTGGCGAGTTCACTTGGTTGCGTAGCAGCGGGAGTGGGAGTGCCGGCAAGCGAGCGGGCGGCAGAACTTGGCGATACGAACGGATAGCGATCAACGGGAAACAATACAGTGGTCATCGACTAGCGTGGTTCTATGTTCATGGTGAATGGCCATCAGAACATATCGATCACATAAACGGTGATTGCCACAACAACGCTATCGCCAATCTTCGGTCGGTTCCATGTCAGATCAATCAGCGCAACAAGGCGCTCAGGTGTACGAATAGGAGCGGTGTAAGCGGCGTCTACAAGGTTAAGGCGACTGGCCGTTGGTGCGCGCAGATACGAAATCTTGATGGGCAGTTGAAGCATATCGGCATGTTTGACTGCCTAGACGAGGCCGCAAGCGCACGACGCGCAGCAGAACGCCAATACGGGTTCCACGAAAACCACGGGCGCTCCGGAACTCCGGGAGGACGATGAATGAAGACGCCCGACGAACTGATTGAGGATGGCATCGCCCTCATCGCGCAAGGGCTTTATCGCTCCAATAAGCAGAACGGTCCCCGCGAAGCGCGGCTGTTGTGTGAGGCTGCGAAATCGACACTTAGCGGCATGTGGATGGACCTTGCTAAACAGGACCAGGAATTCATCGCGGTCGATAAGCGATCGTATCAGACACGCTAACTTTGGGGAAAGCAGATGAAGTTCTATCGAATGACGGAAACGGCTTGGGCGCAAATCCAAGCAGTCGGATTCAGCCTACAGATTGGCGCCACGATCATCGGCATCGCCCCCAATAGTTGGTTTGGACCTAGTCGTGGTCTCGACAAGCGTTCTCGCTGGCCGTCGTGTCTAGCGATTCAGGTTTTGGCGGCCGACTATAACAACGGTGTCCGGACGGCATTCGGCATCAATCTCGGGTCGATCCGGGCCAAGTTCAAAAGCAAAGGCATGTTTCGCGAGCACGATACAACCGCGGAAACCGGCTGGCAGTTCTGGCGTCGGACGTAACACGCCGCGTAACTCCCCCTGCGTGCCGAGCGATCCGGCCTAGATCGCGCTCTCCTATGAGTGGAGGGAACAGCATGAACACTGACGACTACAACGGCATGGAAGGGCCTTGCAAAGCAGGGTGGGTTATCTGGCCTATGTTGGTCTACGCCACCATTGGAGCAGGACTGGCTTTAACGGCGTGGTATTTGCTCCCGAGCATGATCGTGACGAAAGCCTTCGCGCAACCCGTCTGCATCCCCGTCAACGTGATGAAGGAGCAGATGGAGAAGACATACCACGAATTCCCCGTCGCAAGCGGGGTTACTACCAAGGGAAACGCGGTTGTCCAGATATACGCTTCCGCCGATGGAAAGACATTCACCGTCGTCATCATAGGCACGAACGGTATTGCGTGCGGTGTCGCTGCTGGGACGGACTGGCAACAGAACGACGTGCCGAAGGCTGAGGGTCGTTCATGACCCGCATGTCAGCATCCGAATACAGGACACAGGCCGCAAAGCCCAAGCGATCCAAGTACGGGGCTGAGCCTACTGTCGTGGACGGCATCCGGTTCGACAGTAAGAAGGAAGCGCGGCGGTATCAGGAACTGAAGCAGTTGGAGAAGCAGGGCGAAATCAGTCATCTGGAGCGCCAGCCGAAGTTCAAGTTCTACATCGGGGATCGGCCAGTGCTGATCCGGTCGGAACGCTATCCGAACGGGCGCCATGCCGGCGTCAAATTCGACTTCGCATACTTTGATGGAAAGCATCGGATCATCGAAGACGTGAAAGGTGGTCAGTCCACAAGGACGGAAGCCTACACTCTTCGGAAGGCGCTTGTCGAGGCGATGTACCCTGCCGTTCGTGTGGTGGAGGTCTGACGTGAACCCGACTGAGTTCGCCGAAGAGCTTGCCGGCCTAGCCGAATTCCATGCCGGTTTGGCAAGGGGCAAAGCTGTCTGGCTGGAGAACTTCAGCGACGGTCGAAACAAGAGACCCGATTGGGAAATCCACGTCAAGCGCGATCAACTAGCGAAGCTGGAGCGGACGCGGGAAGTCCTGATCTGGATGGCAGGGAAGGCAAGGGAGAAAGCGGCGGGATGAGCAAGGTAATCGACTACATATCTGGTGTCTGTCGGAATGACCCGGAAGGGTCGCGCTCTCACACATACGCGAAAACAGCGGCCGGAAATTACTGGCCTATGTGCGACTATGGCTGGAATCGAAGCAATGGCTGGAGGTTCAGCATCCTTCGTGGCTGGCGTGGCGGGCGCGGTCACTGTCGCATCTGCGAAAAGAACGTCGCCGAAGGAAAGCGCCCGGTCATTCGTGCTCGTGAGCATAAGACACGGTGGCTGTGATGAGCAAGGTACGTGAAGCCCCGCCTGAAGGTTTCGATACGCTGTGGAAGCTGTGGCTCCCGCACGCCCGCAAGTCGGACGGACCTGGCAAAGCCCGCCCCACGTATCGCAAATGGCTCCTGGAAGGTGCTGAGCCCGCCGACATACTCGACGGCGCCCGCTACCATCTCCGCACCATGAAGGCGGAAGAGCGCCCGTATATCCAACTCTTGTCGGTGTACCTCAATTCAGAGCGGTGGGTGGATGAGTGCGAGCAGGAACGCGCCTATCAGCGCCGCCTACAGGAGCGCCAGAACGGTCAGGAGAACGTGGTATCGATCCGTCCACAGCTTCCTGAAAACCACTTCTCCCGCCAATGGGAGCGCATGAAAGCAGAGAAGTCGTAGGAGTAGACGGGATGTATCGGGAGCCTTGGTTTCGCATCATAGAGGTGCATGAAGAACGCGGCCGATCAATGGCGGATATCGTCGGTGATGTATGCCGGCAGACCAATGTGCCGCTGGCGAAGATGAAGGAGCATGCGCGCAACGAACTGATTTCGGCGGCGAAGAGCGAGGCCATGTTCGCGATCCGACGTGAACGTCCTGATCTGACATCTGGCACGGTTGCGAAGTTCTTCAATTGCGAGTCGTCAAGCGTTCGCAGGCGATGGCGTGCGGCGGCTGATAGTGGGGTGTGATGGTGGCTGTAAGAGTGTGGGATGAGCAGCGGATAAACCAGGTGGCCGAATTGCTTCTCGACGGCAAAACTGCTAGACAAATCGGTGAGATAATGAACGTCTCGCGCTATGCCATAATCGGTATTGTTCATCGGGAATCGAAGCTGAGAGACATCGGTTTCCGCGCCGAACACAAGCATCAGGAGCGCATTCGGGAGATTGCCGAGGCGAAGGCTCCCAAACCCAAAGGAAAGCCCGGAAGGCCGCGCAAGGAAGTTCGCGTAGTATCGAACGATGTGGATTTCCTAGTCAAGGACTGGATCGCGAGAAACGGTGGGGTAAGGCGGTTTGAGCGCGGAGTGTCATCGGATTTCACGTCGGTGAAGATGTACCTTGCCGAACGCGGGCATGAGGTTGGCGGAACGCCTCACGGCAATCAGGACAAGTACACCCTCCGCACCGGATCAGGCAAACCGCGAGCCTGCAAGTGGGTGGATATTCTGGCGCTTGTGGACACGTATCGAAGGAAGGAGGGCAAGCAGCCATTTCTCACGGAGCGGGCAGCATGATGGCGACGTTAAGCCCCGGCGTGCACTGTCCGAAATGCCGGTCTACCCGGTTGATGGTCAAGAACAGCCGCCCGAGAGATAATGCCATTGTTCGAAGGCGTGAGTGCAAAGCGTGCGGCGAACGATTCAATTCATGGGAGTTCCCCGAGCATGAAGTCCCGTCCATGGAAAGGATGCCTAGGCAGGACATCAAGGCTCTCAAGGCGATGGCGCTACGGATGATCGAGCGGGCTGACGCTTCGCTAGCAGACGAATAGGGAAGCGCACAACTAACCCCATTCAATACCAGAAAAGCATAAGCGGCGGGGATACATGAAGGCAAACATCAGCGACAGCTCGCAATGGTATGTCGCGAGAACCGGCATACGTTGCGAGGACAGGGCGGCATCATCCCTGCGATCGGCCGGCTTCGACGTGTACCTGCCTCGAATGCGCAAGGACATCATCCATCATCGGACAAAGGCGGTCATCACGAAGGAGTTCGTCCTGTTCAACCGCTATCTGTTCGTGGGCGTCGAGAGTGGGCCGTTTCATTTCGGCTTTGCCCGCTCATGCGATGGTGTCGAGAGTCTTCTAGGCGTCAATGGATTGCCTGCCAGGGTATCAGCAAAGATCGTTCGCGAGTTCCGTGAAGCCGAGGTCGAAATGGAGTTTGATGACACCCGGAAGGCCAAGATATATCGCGGGGAGATCATGGCAAACGAAAAGGACGAACTCAAGGCCAAGTTCCACAAGGGTTTGCGTGTGGCTGTCAAGGAAGGGCACTCGTTCAGCGGCTTCTATGGCAGCGTTGTAGCAGCCAAGGGACGGCGCAAGGTGAAGGCGATGATCGAACTTCTCGGAGGCATGGTTCCTGTGGAATTTGACGCAAGAGACCTGACGCCTATTGACGCGAACGAAGCGGCAGCATAGGTTGTGCATCGGATGAGCGAATGTGCAGTTAGCGGGATCGCAAGATCACTCGCCGGTTCGCCCCAGCCTCCGCATGTTGCGTTGAGGCATGTGGCTTTGCATTGCTCAGATAGAGGCCCTTTGCGCCAGTGAGTTCCCCGCGATGAGCGGGTCAGAGTTGGGCATCCCTAAAGACGCGAATAGCCGCTTAGCCAGCGGACAGCGTTGCGGGATTCCGGCACCGACACACGCGGTGGCCCCGCTGAGGTGATAACCGGCAGCCCATTCAATTCCGCCGCTCCATAGCGGCATACAGTTTGGGCGGCTCGCCTAAGCCTTCCCTCGGGTTGGCGGTGCACCTGATGGCGGGTCAGCGACATGGTTTCGCGGCTACGGCTAGCCCAATCCCTTCCCCTCCCGATATGAGAGGGGTACAGAATGCGAGGCTGGTACGCGCGGCGTTGATGCCCTTATCTTGCTGCTGCGGTCAGCCTACGGGAAGCCCATACGCGCCACCGCCTCGCATCCTCCCCCATCCCCAAGAGGCCCCACCTGATCAGGGATAGGGATCAAGCCCCGCAACGAGGGCGGCAATGGCATAGTCGGTCTGAACCTTTTTCGTGCCATCGCGTTCGAAGTTGTCTATGGTGGTTCTGGTGAGGCCCAGCTTGCCCGCCAGTGCGGTTTTCCACCCGTGCCCATGTGGAATAGCCCCCCGAGACTGGAGGGCTTCCACGGCCTGTTTAAATTGGGCTGGGGTCATGCTTCGACCGCTTCGAGGGACAGTTTGTAGCAGCGTGGGCATACGCCGTGGTAACGAAAAGACCCGAGGCCGTCAGGCAATTCTGCCTGATGCCTATCGATAACGAATCGAGCCCCACATACTGGCCTTCCAAGTGCGTGGGCATGGAAAACACTGCCGGCCCGTTTTGTTGATCGTGCCCATCCGGTAGCCTTGGCGGGCAGGTTCGGCATTTCCTTCGGTGCGATGGCTCTCATGTCGGTCTCCCTTGGTTTGTGACCATAATATGCCAAATCATTTGGCGATAGTCAAGCGGTTTCGCAAATTAATTTTGCATATCCCCCGATAGGAGCTCCACATGATCGGCATGGAACTACGCTGTCCCCAATCCAACATACAGGGCACTGTAGATGCACAGACCGTCACGGCTGATGGCAAGGCGCTCGTGCGGATCGCCGATCATTGGTTTTTCGCGGCTGATCTCGTCCCCGTCGAATAGCACGCACGCGGCTTAACAGCGGCAAGACCAATTCTCACGAGCGACAATCCGAAGAGGACCGCTGACCGATGGCAAAGGCCACTGACAAGGATCAGAAGCTAGATCGCGTAGAGATGCTCGCAGCCGTGCTGACCGAGATCCATTTGGGTATCGCTATGGCTCGCGCTAAGGGCGTCGTGTGTGGATCGCCGATTGGGGTTCGGACAGATGGCGAGGCTTGTTGAATGGGCAGGCCAACCGACTACGCCCCTGAGTATGCGGCACAGGCATCGAAGCTTTGCGCGCTCGGGGCGACCGACTTTGAACTAGCGGATTTTTTCGGTGTGGACACGCGGACGATCTATCGTTGGAAGAACGTGCACGAAGAATTTTGTCAGGCAGTCATTAGCGGGAAGGAAAAGGCGGACGAACGTGTAGAGCGCTCGCTGTACAATCGGGCTGTCGGCTACACCTTCGAAAGCGAGAAAGTCTTCCAGTATCAAGGCCAGATCATCCGCGCTGAAACGGTGGAGCATGTCCCTCCAGACGTTGGGGCTGCGTTCAACTGGCTCAAGAACCGCAAGCCTGACGACTGGCGCGATAAGCAGGAAGTCGCCCATTCCGGCCTTTCCATCACCATCGCCAAGGACGACGCTGGCGTTTGACCGTTCTCCTCACGGAAAAGCAGAAGCATCTACGCGACACGCTGCTCCTGAGCCCTGCCAAGCATTCCCTTATCTACGGCGGCTCGCGCTCGGGAAAGACGTTCCTGTACTGCTATGCCATCGCCACGAGGGCATTAAGGTCCAGCGGTTCCAGGCATGCGATCTTCCGCCGCCATGGTGTCGCGGTCAAGCAATCGATCGGCAAGGACACTATGCCGAAGGTGCTTGAACTGGCGTATGATGGCGCGGCTGTAGAATGGAAGGAGCAGGACGGGTATTTTGCCTTCCCGAACGGTTCCGAGGTCTGGCTTGCCGGTCTCGATGACAAGGATCGTGTGGACAAGGTCCTCGGCAAGGAGTTCGCGACGCTGTATTTCAACGAGGCGTCGGAAATCCCGTATCAGTCCTATCTCGTGGCTCAAACCCGACTGGCGCAGAAGGTGGACGTTACGGCCGGCGATGGGGTTGGCGAACCGCTCCCACTCAAGAGCTATGTCGATCTCAATCCTACCACGGAAAGCCACTGGACGTACAAGCTCTATGTGCAGGGCATCGAGCCTGAATCGAAGAAGCCGCTGCCGAAAGGCAATTACGTCTATGGCGTTGCCAATCCACTCGACAATGCGGAGAACCTGGCGCCTGACTATATCGAGAGCCTGAAGTTTCTCCCGGAGGCACAGAAGCGAAGATTCTTCCTCGGTGAGTTCTCGGGCGACAAGGCGGATGCACTGTGGTCGCGCGGGTCGATCAAGAAGCTCTATGTGCTCAACGATGCCGAACTGCCCGACTTCCGCAGGGTGGTGGTTGCAATCGATCCTGCCGTCTCGACGGAAAGCGGGTCGAACGAGACGGGCATCGTCGTCACGGCCATTGATGCGGGTGGCATGGGGTATGTGCTTGCTGACGGCTCGGGTGTGATGAAGCCGGAAGAGTGGGCACGCAAGGCTATCACGCTGTACCACTATTACAAGGCGGACGCGATTGTTTGCGAGAACAATCAGGGCGGCGATCTGGTCGAGGCAAACATTCGCGGTCATGCGCCCGATTTGCCGGTAAAGCAGGTTCGCGCCACGCGAGGCAAGTATGTTCGGGCGGAACCGATCGCAGCGCTCTATGCCCGTGACAGGATCAGGCATGCTGGGGACTTCGAAGAGCTAGAGAATCAGCAGTGCAACTTCACCAGCGACTTCGACCGCAAGGGGCAGGGGTATTCGCCGGATCGTGTCGATGCTCTCGTATGGGGCTTTACCGAACTGTTCCCCGGCTTGATCGATGACCGCCGGGACAAGACGCCAAGAGCAGCGGTGGCTCAGGACTTCGATCCGTTCAACTTCGATGCGTCTACCTATCGTGACAGGCCGGCAAGTTCCGGCGGTGACTACTCGCCGTTCTGACGAGGGCTGATGATGGTTGATCTTCCCCTCGGGATATCCCGTGACATGCGCTCGGCTATCTTCCTGGCATTGGAAGAGACATCCGCGAAGAAGTCGAGCGGCAATTCGACCAACACTGCGCTTGGCTCTGCCGGGGAGTTTACAGGCGCGTGGGAAGTCAACAGCCTTGAGCATGCGTGCATCAACGTCGTAGCGGATCAGGACGGAACGCTGTACGTTGAAACTGCCATCCTGAAAGATGGCGTCGATCCGGCTGGAACGATCACGGACAGCGATGTTGTCGAAACGCTGTCGTCCTCACGCCCGATCTACGCGGATACGGCTTACTTCCGCCCACTGGTCAAGATGCCGGGTCGGGCATTCCGGGTGCGGTATGTCAATGGAGGAACGGGGCAATCGTCCTTCGCGCTTCTGACGAGCTACGGAAACAACCTGTTCCCAGCCTCATCTTCGGATGACAACGAACTTCTGGTCACAGTCACCGAGCGTGAGCGCAATCTGTTCGCCGCAGTGGCAGTGCAGGATGTAACGGCCAGTGGATTTCGGTGGCTGATCGATCTGTCTGCTCAGGATCGCGTCGGCCGTGTCGATCTGACAAACGTCTACATTTCCGTTGACCGGGACAGCACTGCAACGGGCAGGGTTCGCATCGGGGTCATCACTCGGGTCGATGGCACGAATGCGGATGTGGTGTATTTCCAAGGCGTGAATTTCGCCAAGTCCGATGACCGGACCATTCTAAGGGATCGGAACTTTTCGCCTTCGCAGATCAAATGTGGTGTTGTGGCTGGCGAGACCACGCGCATAAAGTCCGTGAAGGAAACCAGCATCGCGGGCAGCGCAGGCTCGTACAATTTCGCGGTGTCTACCTTCTACCACTCAGAGACGGCGGCTTGATCCAGCCGATCACCCGTGAGGCTGTCGAGTACGTCTGCCTCAACATGCGAGAGGATGACGCTCGGGAGGTGTACGGCCTTCGCGGCCACACAAACCCGTTCCTGCTGGCACGAGAGGCCATCGCGGCTGCATCGCTCGGCAAGGCATCTGTCGCTTGCTGGCGGGGCATTCCTGCCGCTGTGATAGGAGTTTCACCAAACTGGCCCGGAGTATGGGAAGCCTGGGCATGGGGCACGGATGATTTCCAGCGTGTTGCCCTGTCTCTCACGCGATATGCGCTGACTGTGCTGAAGCCGTATGTTCTGGATCATGGCGCACATAGATTGCAGTGTGCGAGCCGGATCGATCATCGCACGGCGCATTCATGGCTTAGGGCAATGGGCGCGAGAGACGAGGGTGTTCTTCGTGGCTATGGGCGCGATGGTGCGTCGTATGTTCAGTTTAGCTGGGTTCGCTAAAGCTCCGCCTGCGTAGGGATCGGGGCAGTCTCCCAGTTGTATTCTGGCGTCTCGATAGAGCGGATCATGTGTTCTACATGCCATGCATGGATGTCTCCGCTCCCATAGTGGGCATGCAGGTCTCGGATAACACTGGCGCATCGCTCGCGTTCGGCAAGAACCGCGTCTGCTATATCAAAGCGGGTAATTTTTCGCATGTTTTAGCCCTGATTGATGAGGGCTTCATCCTACCACAGGAGGCAATCGACCGCCAATGTATGATCTCACGAAAGCAGCCGATTTCTGCGCCTATGTCATTAGCGGCGTAATCCTGGTCGGTGTCCTTATGGGTGAAGTCTCGCCGTGGTGGGGTGTAGCTATGGCCGTCGCTTGGCTGGTGTCGATGATCCCTGGCATGAACGTAATGCTGTCGTGGGACGAGATACACGGCTTTCGTATTCGTCGGGAAGACTAAGGAACAGGCCAATGTCTGATCTCCAGAAATACGGTGCATTCGTCACCATCGTCACCGGAACGGCCATGCTCGGCATGCTGTTTGCCATCCATGCGATCGACGGTGACAGGGTTGGTATGATTGCCGCAATGTCTGCTGCTGGCTGGGCTTGGATCGCTGGCAACTTCGCCAACAAGGAATCCGAGACCGGATACAACGCCGCCATGCTCGGATCGCTCATTACCGTTGCCGGTTCAATCCTCATGCTCTTCATCTAAGGAACAGGCCCGTGTGCTTCATGTCGATCCCCAAGCCTAAGCCGGCTCCTGCCCCTCCGCAGAAGTCCGCAGGCGAAATCGCCGCTGTGAACGATCAGCGTCAGCGTTCCTATGCAGCCTCACAGTCAGGCCGTCGTTCGACCATGCTCACAAGGCTGTCGGACGAAGAGGCCAACATGCCGGTCGCGCGCAAGCGGCTGCTCGGGGAATAGCCCTTCATGGCCTATGACGCCATCCAACTCTGCCAGCGCTACGATGAGCTGAAAGGCCAGCGTGGCACGTTCGAATCCCATTGGGAGGAGATCGCAGAGAACATCTATACCCGGCGCATGGGCTTCGTGGGCGATCGCACGGTTGGCGAAAAGCGCACGACGAAGATATATGATGGCACGCCGCTCCAGGCATTGGAACTGCTGGCGGCCGGTCTGCATGGCATGGCGACGAACCCGGCCAGTCGATGGTTTTCGCTGCGCATCATTGGCGAGGATGCCGAAGACGATAATGTCCGAGAGTATCTATCGGCTGTAGAAGACCGGCTGTTTTCCGAAATGCACTCGCCGTCGTCCTCGATCACGACGCATCTGCACGAACTCTACATGGACTATGCCGCGTTCGGAACCGGCATCATGTTTATCGGCAAGACGAAGGAAGACAAGCTCCTGTTCCAGACGCGCTCGCTTGCCGAGTGCATGATCGATGAGAACGCCGAGGGGGTGGTCGACACCGTCATCCGCAAGTTCAAGATGTCCGTGCGCCAGTGCTTTCAGAAATGGGGCGACAAGTGCCCCAAGGAGGTCAAGGACAAGTACGCGGAAGGCAAGTTCACCGAGCCGGTGGAAATCCTTCATGCCGTATGCCCTCGCGAAGAGCGGGAGAGCGGGAAGAAAGACGCGATGAACATGCCGTTCGCGTCGGTCTATCTGGATTATAAGTCCAAGGAGACCTTGAGCGAAAGCGGGTTCGAAGAGTTTCCCTACGCGGTTCCTCGCTGGTACAAGGTGACGGGCGAGACCTATGGCCGTTCCCCTGGCATGTCTGCGCTTCCCGATTGCAAGATGCTGCATTCGGTCATGAAGGATGTGGCTATAGCTTCCCAGCTTGCGGTTCGTCCTCCGCTCAATGTTCCGGATGAAGGGCACATCGGCCCAGTCCGCACCATTCCCGGCGGCCTGAACTTCTATCGCGGAGAGCGTGAGATATCCCCCATGATGACGGGGGTACAGCCGGCGGTAGGGTTGGACTTCCTCCAAGACCTTCGCAATCGCGTCCTGAGCACGTTCTTCGTGGATCAGTTGCAGATGGTCGGCGACGCGGACATGACCGCGACCGAAGTCATGCAGCGCACACAGGAGCGCATGAGGCTTCTAGGCCCGATCCTGGGGCGCATGGAAAGCGAATTGCTCGGGCCGTTGATCGCTCGCGTGTTCGGCATTCTATCGCGTCTGGAGCGTCTTCCCGAGCAGCCGGAAGAACTCGACGGCGTGGAATGGACGGTGGAATATACCTCGCCTATCGCACTGGCACAGAGAGGCCAGAAAGTCGAACTGGCGATGCGCTGGATGGCAATGGTCGGCGGTGCTGCCGAGTCTATTCCAAGTGTTGCGGAGGCTATGGCTAAACGCTTTGACGGAGAAGGCTTCGTTGAATGGTCGGCCAAGGAAATGAGCGTCGATCCTGCGCTCATCATTGATGAAGACGATGTACAGGAACCACCAATCCCGCCCGGCATGGTCGGCATGGCAGCGGAAGCCGCCAAGGCATATCAGGCGGCAGGGCAAGGATCGAAAGCCTTCAGTGAGGCAGTTGCGACAGGACAGCAGGCCGCATGACGAAGGCTGAACAGGCAAAGTGGGAAGAGCGTCGTCGGCAAGCTGCCATTGACGCCAAGATCGTAGCCGGCACGGAAGAAGGCGAACGGCTATTCGGGTACATCCTCGATTTTTGCCATGTGTTCCGCGACTCCATGCCGCCTGACGGGAACATGAACATCACCTTGTTCAACGAAGGTCAGCGATCCGTAGGAAATGAGATCGTGGCGCTCACGGTCAATCCCGAACACAGGTTCAAGACGCAAGTCATGAGACAGGTCGCGTCACAGGCGGAAGGCGCGGATATCTAGTCGTCAAAGGAGAGCCATACCTGGCCGCGCTTGAGGTCGATGATCTCAAAGCCATCGGCAAGGTGAGCCTCTATATCAGCGACCATCAATGAGCGGACCTGTTCAAGCCCTAGATCGGCATCGACCGTGAGGTTCCCGTACCATACGGGTTCCTTGCCAGCGTAGCGCACATGCGCAATCCAATTGATCAGACGCGATGAGTTTCGCACGGGAAATCCCTTGTTGATGAAGGGATGAAGACTACCACAGTCCATGAAAGGAAACAATCTTGACCGACGCATCCGCGCCCGTCGAAACGACGGACAACGCGGCAACTGCACCAATCGCAGGGGCCGAACAGCAGCCACCCGTTGCTGAGACGACAACCCAAGCCACGACACCGACACCCGAGGCAACCACTCCGCCTCCGGTAACGGAATTCGAGTTCAAGGACTGGCTGGAAAAGCAGCCGGAAGACGTGAAGAACTCTCCGTCACTGTCCAAGTTCCAGACATGGGAAGGGCTATCGAAGTCCTACGTCAATCTGGAGCGCATGATGGGCGGCGACAAGGTTCCAGTCCCGAAGGAAGGCGACCAGGCTGCATGGGATCGCTTCTGGAAAGCGGCCGGCCGTCCTGATGATCCGAAGGGATACGAATTCGCCAAGCCGGAAAAGCTCCCTGAGGGCATGGAATATTCCGAGGAGGTGGACAAGACGTTCGCGACCAAGGCGCACGAACTCGGCCTGAACAAGCGACAGGCCAGCGCTCTTCGCGAATGGCAACTGGACTACCTCTCGCAGGCCCAGACAAAGCAGGCGGAAGAATCCGCCGCTGCACAGGAAGCCGCAGCCGCTCAACTCAAGTCAGAGTGGGGCAGGGCATACGACCAGAAGCTGACCGCCGCCAATAAGGCTGTGAAGGAATACGGAGGTGCGGAATTCGCCGCGTTCCTCGACCAGTCCGGGCTTGGCGATCATCCCGCGCTCGTGAAGGCATTCGCCACGATTGCGGAGAAGACCATGGGCGAAAGCCAGCTCGTCGGCGACAAGGTGGAACAGGAACCCACGCCCGCCAATCTGGACGAGACAATCGCTACGTTCCGCCGTGAGCATCATGCCGCACTGCACGATTCCAGCCATGTCGATCACAAGCGGCTGACGGAACAGATGACGCGGCTCTATCAGCAGAGGTTCGGCGGATGAATGCCGGCGCACCGGAAAAGGATGAAGCCTATCAGTGGGCTGATTTCCTTCCTCCTGGCGTTGATGTTCCCTGCGGCAGGATTGATGAGGCGGAGGCAAGGTCGGGCCCTCTGGGTAGCCTGATACAGACGGCGAATGCTGCTTTTCGGATGCTTGAAGAACGCCATGGTGTAGCTACGGAGGACGCGGTTTTCGAGGTATCCGAACGCAAGGGTAGTTTTTTGTCCAAAGCGGGTGGGCCGAGGAAGATACTGCATGCCATCGCCAAAGTGCGGAGGGTTGCATGATGGATGAAAGCACCATCCGCCTCGAATGCCTCAAGCTCGCACGTCCTGATGGAGTGAGAGACCCGGACGCAAAAGCCATCATCGAACGCGCCAAAGCGTTCCTTAAATTCGTGACTGTCCAACCGAGTGACGAACAACCCCAGCCAAAGCGCCGGGGCCGTCCTCCGAAGGTCGTCACGCAATAGCATTAGCGGACAAGCCGCAAGGCCCCGCACGAAAGCATGTAGCCATGCCGCCGCCCACGTTGGGCATGTAACGCCCGGCTCGCCGGACAACGTTCGACAAACCATCCCAAAAATTCACCGTTGAAAGGATAAGGACATGTCTGTCCAGATCACGACGGCGTTTGTCGAGCAGTACAAGGCAAACGTCTACCACCTCGTACAGCAGAAGGGCAGCAAGCTTCGCGGCACTGTCCGCACCGAGACCATCACTGGCAAGAACGCATTCTTCGACCAGATCGGTGCCGTCACCGCACAGCGCCGCACCTCGCGGCATGGCGACACGCCTCGCATGGACACCCCGCACGCCCGCAGGCGCGTGTCGGTGTTCGACTATGAGTGGGCGGACCTGATCGATGACCAGGACAAAATCCGCATGCTTCTCGACCCGGCCTCGGTCTACACCGAAGCTGCGATGATGTCCCTCGGTCGTGCGATCGATGACGAAATCCTCGCGGCCATCGATGCGACCGCATACACCGGGGAAAGCGGCTCCACCCAGACCGCGTTCGACACGAACATGGTCGTTGACGTGCAGACCGTGTGGCCTGGCGTCTCCGCCGCCGATACCGGACTCAATCTGGCGAAGCTCATCGAAGCGCGCAAGCTCCTCGGTTCAAACGACGTTGACCCCGACGAGGAAGTCTTCGTTGTCGTCAACGCCCGCCAGATTTCGTCTCTGCTCAAAGATGAGCGTGTCGTGTCCGGCGACTACAACGCGGCCCTGCCGCTCGTGTCGGGCAAGGTGTCGATGGTCGGCGGCTGCACGCTCGTTCCGTGCAATCGTATCGGCCTCGACAGCAACAGCGACGACAAGGTGCCGTTCTACACCAGGTCGGGCATGCTTCTCGCTCTCGGCGCGGACATGATGGCTCGCATCTCCGAGCGAGACGACAAGTCCTACGCAACTCAGGTCTACGCGAAGATGTCCGTGGGGGCGACCCGCATGGAAGAGAAGCGCGTCGGATACATCGAGTGCGATCCGGGCGGCTCGCCGACGACTGACATCTGAGCCTAGCCAGAAAGGAGAACCACAATGGCTATCGTTACCAGCTACGGCTCGCGCATCATGTCGAGCCTCACGTCCACGCCTGCCGTCCTTGCCGACCCCGGTGAGGGTGGTGGCCGCACGCGCAAGTGGGTTGAGACTGTGGAAACCGGCGCTGCCGACTCCGCGACCTCCACCTATCTCATGGCGCGTCTTCCGTCCAATGCCCGCATCTTCGGCGGCTCGAAACTGGCGCATGATGCGCTGGGTGCGACCACTGCCGCGCTGGGCATCGGCATCTACAAGACCAGCACGAAGCAATCCATGACGGATGACGCTGACGCGCTGAACACGGGCATCGTCGCTTCCACGGCCGGCACGAAGGAATTCATTGCTGACAAGGCCAACTGGGGCAAGCGCCTGTGGGAATACGTCAACGGCCAGACCGTCGATCCCGGCGGGCTTCTGGATGTCAAGGTGGTGATCGAAGGAGCCGTACACCTCTCGTCCGGCGCCGGCACGATCACTGCGGAGATTGAATACGCGATCGATTGATCGGGGACGGGGGATGGGGCGGGTCTTCGGGCCTGCCCCTTTCTGCAAGGAATCCGCATGGTGCGGATAGGCGGTTGAGGCCGTCGCTTTCAAGCCAAAAGGAAGACTACCATGGGTGTCATCACCAAACTGGAATACCGCGTTCGCAAAGTGGATCGCTACATCATCACGCGCTATGTCGAAGAGGGCGCGGGCGCTGGTTCCGTATCCGAGCGGGGTGAGTTCGACAATCCGGATCAGGCGTGGGAAACCGCCTATGCCCTGTGCAAGCTGGAGCATGAGCAGCACACCGATATCCCGCACTACGACGAACGGGTGAAGTATCCGGATCATCCGCACGCTACGCAGGCGGCGTAACAGTGGCTCAGCCGGCGCGGAACATCTACATCGCCTGCCCGACTTTCTCTGGAAAGGCTGACATCGAAACGTTCCATTGCCTTCGTCAGGCAGCGGACGGAATACGCCGCGTCGGCTGGCAATGCGAGTACAGATTTACGGTCGGCAACTCGCTGATCTCCCATGCAAGGGATAGCTTCGTTGCCGACTTCCTGCATTCCGAGTGCACCGATCTCGTCATGCTTGACGACGACATATGGTGGGAGGATGACGCGATCCTTCGCCTAGTCAGCCACGGCAAGGATGTCTGTGGCGGCGTCTATCCTCTAAAGCAGGATGACATACGGTTTCCCGTGAAACGCATCAAGGGCGAAGAGCCGGACGATAACGGGCTCTTGAAGGTCGCCATGCTGCCCGGTGGCTTCTTGCATATCTCCCGCAACTGTGCGGAGAAGATGACCGAACACTACCGGCATTTGCGTTATGTGGATGACCGTCTGGCCCACAAGGAAAACTGCGCGCTGTTCCTTCCCGAGATCGTCGCGGATGAAGGATGCGAGCCAAGCCTGTGGGGCGAGGATTTCATGTTCTGCCGGCGCTGGCGAGCGATCGGCGGCGAGTGCTACGCGGACACGCTTTTGCGGTTCAAGCACATCGGACGCAAGGCATGGGAAGCATGCTATGCGGAATATCTGTGAGGGCTCATGACTGACTTCGATTTTCTCAATGTGGATGACTGGCGGTCCTGTATCCGGCTCATCATGCAGAAGAAGCTCACACGCATATGTGACGACATTGAGAACATGGAAGAGGAATTAGCGAACCTTAAACGGGCACGGGACAAACTGATTGCTGTCGGTAAGGAGTTCAGCGCGGCTAGCCGCGAAGCCTGACTCCTGGCCCGCCATCACCGGAATATGGGCCGTCCAGAAATTGTACGCCGCCGCGTTCTAGCGCGGCTTTGATTGCGGCAAGGTTCCGCGCCTGCATGTTCGGCATATCGTCGGCCTTCTCAGCGCGCTGGATCGCGGGATACGAGACGCCACAACGGGCAGCCAGGTCTTGGCCTGACCATTTGAGGAGCGCGCGGGCCGCTCGAATCTGAGAACCTGTCAACACAGGCGCAATTTCCACAGGTTTGTATGTCGGGGCAAGCGCCAATGACATCTTTCCGTCCTTGTCCGTTGTGTTCCACTACGTTCCGTAGATTTCCATATCGTCCATGATAAAAAAACTATCGAAACCTCTTGCAAACTCGCACAAAAAGGAAGATAAAGCAACTGCTTCCATCGAAGCACGACAACGCGTGAAAGGGCACGACAACTCACGTCCGCGCGTAGCTTGGCAAGACATGGTTCCTAACGGAAGGACAGTTGCTTATGAGAATTGCAGTTGCATCGCTCCGGAGCGTAGCTCCGTATTCGCAGTCCCGCTATCACGACACGCCGAAGCGCGAGAAGGAAGCGGCTGACGACTACGAAATGAGGACTTGGGCGGAACGCCTGAGCACAACCGACGACGGGCACGTGTTTATCCCGCCGATGGCGTTCAAGAAATCGCTGGAGACCGCCGCGCGGTTCCTGTCGATGCAGATCAAGGGTCGAGGCAAGGCGACTTACACGAAACACTTCAAGGCCGGCGTCCTCGTCACTGACGGGCTGATCCTGCCGGACAAGAAGGAAAACGTTCCGGGCGAAGTGTTCTTTGTCCCATCGGACGGCAAGGCTGGCGGCGGCAAGCGCGTGAAGCGCAAGTTCCCCGTCATCCGTGAATGGTCTGGCGACGTGACGTTCTACATTCTGGACGAAACGATCACGCCGGACGTGTTTGAGGCTCACTTGAAGGAGGCTGGAAATTTCATCGGTATCGGGCGGTTCCGTCCTGAGAATGGTGGCTTTTATGGTCGTTATGCTGTTGACCGGGTGAACTGGTCCGAGCAGCAGATGGCCGCGTAGTATATCGAGTTCGGCTCGACCCGGCTCGGCTTCGCACCACACGGCATGACAACACCGTGCGAGGCAAAGCAAGACAAGGTTCCATCATTTTCATTTGTCGCTTCCCACGGCCCTACTAGGCACCGCAGCTTTCGGCTGGGCATTGCCGGGCTAGACGCGACAGGTCAAGACAAGGATCAAACACCGATGACGGACAAGAAGACCCTCTTTGAAATGAGCATCGATACCAGGATGCTGTACGATCGCCTCAAGAAGGTGGCGGTGAGTGAAGTGGTTTCGTTTCAGCAGATGACAGAACTGCTCGGAAGGAAAGTGGAAGGCGCCTGTTCCAACCTCCAGTCAGCACTTCATCGGCTGGAGGGTGAAGGGGTAGCATTCGCCAATGTGCGTGGTGTCGGCTACCAGCGCATGAACGATATCGAAGTGGTGAACACCGCCGAGCATGCGCGCGAAGGCATCCGCCGTAAGGCAAAGCGCGCGGTCAAGCGTCTGACGTGCGTACAGGAATTCGACAAGCTTCCAAACGACTTGAAGGTAAAGCACAACGCGGCTCTCAGCGGGTTTGGGGCAATTGCTTCAATCATGTCGCCGGGCCGCGTGAAGTCTCTGGAAGAGCAAGTCGCGAAGGCTGGCGCTCAGTTGCCTCTCGCGAAGACGCTGGAAGCATTCAAGGTATAATCATCGCGACACAACGCGCAACAGCACTTTGCGCTGCATGGCTCCACGTCACTTCACCTGACGTAGCATCACTAAACAAGGCACGAAGGGCTGCTCTCCGGGGCAGCCTTTTTCTATGGCGGAGTCCCTATGGTCTCACGAACAGATGTGGCAAACACGGCTCTGTCCATCCTTGGCGACGATATCATCAACGATATCGAGGAAGGCACGCGCCCCGCTCGGCTTGCCAATGGGCACTATGAGCCGGTACTGAAGGAAGTCCTTCGGGAGCATCAATGGAACTGTGCTACCAAGCGCGCGACGCTTGCCGCAAGCACGACGGCGCCAGACTTTGAATACAGCGCTGCCTTCCCGCTTCCAAGCAATTTCCTGCGCCTCGTGC